GTTGCAGGGGCGGTAGATTTAGAAGCGACATTTACATTAAATGACAAACATTGTTGAGTTTTTGCGTCCCATATTGCCCCACTTGCGTTGCCAGGAGGGCAGCACTGTGGACCAATACACACCATTCCTCCGCTGCCGGCAGTAAGATTTCCGTCAACATTTCCAATAATTTTTAGACCGGAAGGGGCAGTTAGATTCAATTTATCATAATCCATATTGTATCTTCGGTTAATGTCTCTTAATGTCACTAAAATAATGTATAATGCAAATGCTCCAACAACTATCATTACAAATGTAAAGATTTGGTCAGGAACCGGTATAATACTATTCAGAAATATTAATCCTAAATATATTATTATAACAATAATTATTATAAACAAAATCTTTATTTGAGCAAAATATTTTTTACTATAACTATCTGAAAATGAAGCCATGCGTTTTTGTCCGAATAAAGCGGAATCAACAGATTGTTGTTTATCGCTCAATCTTTGAACTTCATTATTAACAATAGAACTTATAGATGATTGATTAGTTAAAACTGCACTTGCTGATGGACTAGCGCTTTGATATTTTGAATATGATTGATTTAATTGGTCTCTTAAGTCTTGCATATATTTCAATGTATCAGTTCCACCAACACCATTGTTTGCTAAAGCCGATAAGTCTAAAAGATATTGTTGTTCAACATAAAATATCCCTGGTAAGTCTGAATAAACAGTAGCCATAATGTATATAATAATATATATATTATTGTATATATTATCCATTACGAATTGACATTTATTATGACCTGCCTAAATATATCGCAGAAACTAAAAGAGTCGTAGTTAAAATACTACCGGCTATATACATATTATTAGTCTGCAATGCCAGTTGTTTTGAATCATTTTTCATTTCAGTCATTAAATCCGTCCTTCCATTTATTTCAAACTGTTGATTTCCAGCAAAGTCATATTTTGCGTCATTATTCAAAGTAGTATAAAGAGAATTATACTTGGCAATATTATTACTTATATCTAGATAATTAGTATTAATTTTATTTAATTCGTTGCTATAATCTTGTGCAATGGATTGGAGAGGTTTTATTTGTCCGTATAAAATACCTGGATAGCACTTTGGTTTTCCTTCTGACCCACAATCTGCACCGGGGTCTTGCCATCCATGATTATCAAAACCTTCAAACGAACCTGCTATTATAGAACCTAAACCTTTAGTATTATCGGCATTTATACCAACATTTGGTCGCGTTCCATAAATACCAATCGGTGCAGCAGGACCCGGGGCAGGTGTTGTTATATTACTATTGGGTTTTTTATTTGTACCTTGTAAATCACTTCTTTTATTGTTGATTTCATTTCCAGGAGGAGTTGCTAAACCTCCAATATCAGATGGTCCTGTAATATTGTTTCCTACAAACTTTATTGGCGCACTACGATAGTTGGTTGTAGATACTTTATTAATATTTGGATTTAAATTGGCAGTAGAGGATACATTTGCAACATCTAGTAAAAGCGATTTTGAATACATATCGTATGTATCAACCGAATCACTAGGTAAAGGAATATATGCAGGCAGTGGTTTATTACCTTTCATACATAGATTATTATTTTTAATATACATGTATTTGCAATTCTTGTCAGATGCGCAAGCTGTCATGCAATCTTGTGGACTAGTTACTGCTATAGAATTGGGATCAACATCGTTAAATGGCATATATTTATCCGACAATTTTTGATAGGTATTTCCTCCCAACACAAGCGGGTCGGTTTTGTTGATTTGTTTTATAGCAACACCCTTTGGACTCGTAACTCCATAATACATTTTTCCTATACCTGGATGTGATAAATCGCTCTGATATACATATAATGGTTGTGGTCCATTTGAAACAGCGTTTGTATACATAGGGGCGTCTATATTAGCGTATGTTTGGTCAGTTGAAAAACATCCATATACTGACGCTTTTAATTGTAAATATCCTCCTGCTATTTCTAATTTAAATTGTCCATTAGGAGATATTAAATATTTTTTTGTAGTTGGGATACTTTCTCCAGGTGAAAGTATATTGAGTGTTCCATTGTTAAAATCATTCTTCCAATTCAAGTTAGTAATTGGAGCAAATGTTTTCATTTTAGCAGGAACTGTATTATCTGATGAAAATAGGTCCCATACAACTTCACCCGTAGATGAACTGGAAACCGTTCCATTAGATGATGCTTGTTTAAAAAGCTTGATATTTCCATCGGTTCCTAATTCTAATCGGAACTTACATGTATTGGATGCACATTGTGTTAAATCAATCTTTACTGCATTATTTGTGAGGTTAAGAGTGGTATTGTTAACCGGGGCAGATGTTACTGATCTTACAGCTATATTTGTTCCCGAACCAGGTGATGATTGAGGTGCTATACTGATATTTTGTCCATATAGATTGCACGTTGTTACTGTTTTATTGGTTATATTTCTTTGATATACATGATTTTGCCATACCCCGCCCATAGGATAACATGGTTGTTTATTATCTTTTCCATATTTTGAAAATTCAGCGGGGTCAGATGTCCCCCAACATTCCCCTCCATATTGCAATCCAATATACAGATCTCCTAAACTGGACGGATTGGAAGATGCACCTTTAGCTTTAACTGCAGCAATACAAGTATCTCTATTTCCATTTGGATAGCGGTTAGGCATTGCACGATTACCTTTATCTATATAACATCCTAAATCAGTAGGTTCTCCTTCAATTGTAAATGTTTTAGTTCCAGCAGTTGTATATCCTAGACAATTACTGTCTTTGTCACACTCAGATAGACATTGGGATGGGTCAATGTCTGATATGGTCCTATATCCTATTTGTCCATCTGGTATTTTTACATCAGATTGTCCGGTATAACCAGTTTGTCCACGGCCTAAAGCTTTAGGATCTATTCTAACAGTAAGTCCTTTAATTCCATATCCAAGGTCAGTTCCATTAGCAACCAGATTTGCAGGGATTGCTTTACTCCACAATGTATTAAGATCGCCTGTATTCTGTGGTGTGGGTACAAAAGTTTGAACCATATCTCCTGTCATAGCGGTTCTGTACAATACTGCACCATTTACACCTATACAATCAAGTAATGCACCAGCAATTCTATTTTGACAACAATCCTGTCTATTGTAATAAACAATTTTGCGTATATCAACGTCTTGTCCTAAATCAATCATCCACCACGAATTGCATGGTGTTCCACTATGATGGCCAGCCCAATAAGGCTTAATTGTAGCATTTCCACTCACGGCGTTTCCAGAGTTAACATACCCACCCCAATAATCCTTTGATGTCACTTTCTTACCTTTTGCAACATTTACGCCATTTTGGTCAAATACTTGAAGTTCTGATATTTGTAGCCAACTGTCGCCATTACAAGGCGCTGTTATACGAACATAGCGATGTAATCCACTATATTTTGCTTCTAAAGCTTTTACATATAATGACCCATAATTTATAGATAATTGCAGTTTTATCATTTTTACATAAGAATTGTCATTTACTCCTACAATAAAGGTATCGGTTGTTCCTGATAATAATGCAATGTTAGAAATAGGAATATCTCGTCCAATCCATCCTCCATTCATAAATCCACCAGTTACTGTTACTTGATTTATATCAAATACATATGCTTGTATTGATACGGCTGTATTTACTGGTAGATAAGTTCCATCATTTCCATATTTGTAAGTAGTAGGACTATCGCTGTATTTAGTTTGTTTTATACCTAGATTTGTAATATTGTCGGCTGTTATTATAATATCGCCAGTAGTTGAGTCTATGCTAAAGTTATTTACAGTTGGACCAATACTCCAACATGTAATATAGTCGTAATAATTATTATCAGTTGAACTATTAGCTTTGCTCATAAGTGGGTCATTTCCAACGTGGCATTCATACAAATTGGGGTCTTTTACACCAGACTCCGGAAGAGGTTTAACTATAGCAAAATATTTTTGGTCTAACATGGCCGCTTTATTTGAACAAGTATTGAATGTATGATACGCACCATCTACACGCGACATATTAACATTATTACTGGTTGCGTATTCTGGCGCAGTTTTACATCCTATATGTGCGTTTTTAGCAGGAACGGTAGTAGAAGGTAATACCTCAAATGCGCCCATTTTATAAGTTTTTACAAAATCCTGTTCTGCTGCAATTACCTGGGCTGTATTTGTACCGGTTAAGTTTACTTGAGAAAATACATTATTATAATTATCATTAGATATTACTTGGATTGCTGCATTTAATGTAGGCGGTTCATTCAGTTCTTTATTGGATATAGATGGAATAAACTTACTAGTAGCATATACTGGTGATGTTGACATTTTATATATTACGTATAGATTAATTATATGATATATTCATATAATTATTATAACTATCATACTATTATGGCTAAATGTATAGCCGATATCTTTGTGTACCTATATTTTATATTATAAATAACATTATATTATAAATAATCCAATTTCCAGTTATGTATAGCAATTCGCAAAATTATTTTACAATTTTATTCCAATGTCTATAGGTAACCCATATTTGTTATACATTAATTCTTTCGTGAAACAATAAATGCTGTTACCACAAGACCAGTTGCTAAAACTGACAATAATATTTTTGTATACGATGTACTTACTAGTTTTTTTTGGTAAAAGTTTGACGATGTATCGCCAATTTCATATAATTCACTCAATTTAGCATCAAGAGATTGTCTCTGACGTACTATCATATTGTATTTTGTCAAAATATCGTTATAATTTTGCAAATATTGGTTTTGGTCTATACCCCCGGTAGTTGTGTTAAGATTTGAAATTGCAGCATTTAATATGTTTAAACTACCGGTTCCTTGGCTATTCACTAATTTACTATAAGCATCATTTAATGGAGTTATTGACCGATTTGTATCTCCGTTACATATTGATTTATCAAAATATTGCTGATTTGTATTACCGGTATTTCCACATGTTAAATACAGGCGATATTGTTTATTAAACTCAGTTAAATCTGCCATAACGGCATTTTCTAATTGAAATATGTTATTCGGGGTTATTAGATTGTTATTTGTAACAGACATTATATATTTATGCCTTAAAAAAATATACAGATAAATAAGTTATTATTAAAATGCTGGCGCTAATATTTATTGTTTTCAATGCCTCATTTTGATATTGTTTTTGTAAATTACTATGTCTTTCATTAGCACCACCGTTATTGTTCTCTAAATTATTTACTAAATCAGCATATTCTTTATTTTTACAAACTTCATATTCATAACATTTGGTTTTATCCCAGTTTGGACAAACCTCAGTATTTGATTTATCACTTTGGTCAGTGCAACAATCTCTTTCCCATCTTGGTTTATCACTTAAATAAACCGGACAAATATCTTTTATATCATTATATTTACCAGATGATATATAATAAAAATCATTTGGACTATAGGCTATTTCTACTACAGGCATTTTATATAATTACTAGTGATAATTAGATAAACCAGTTTTTGCTAAATATGATATAATTTTATACACAAATGCGATAATATTCATATTCCAATGCAGTTGCACTAGAACGTAATATTTTACATACCTGCCCAGGACGTAATGCTATAGCAAGTGCAACTGGGTCAAATCTAGAAATCTCAGGTAATTGGGTGAGTTCCTTGAGATTGTATTTTACCTTCAATGAAACAACCTCTTCGTCTGACAAAACTGTTGTGGTAGGAACAAGCTTGTGATTCAATATATTGAATTGCAATCGCTGTATATTATGAACCACTACAAATACACCGTCATGGTCATATAGATATTTCAGTTTAGTCAGAAGGGTTTCGTTGGGTTCTTCTTCCATAATAATCACTAAAGTATCCGCCTTTGTTAAAACGTTATCTATAACAAATAGGTCTTCAATAATTTCGTCCAAGTTTTGCGGACGTATTTGTTTGGAAGTCAAGAAATATTTGATGTATATTTTCAACTGTTTGGATTTATGGTTGATTAACATATCCAACTGTTGATTCACAAACATTGCATCTATTTCATTTATGCTAAATCCGAAATAATCTGATATTTTATAGTCTAAACTTTCCAAAATATCCAGAATATTATTTCTGGATTTGTATAAGCTTAAAATACGATTGGAATTGGATGACATTTGTTATATAATACTATTATGTTTTGTTTATATATTTTTATTCAACATTAGTTTCAATTTTATGGCCAGTAATGTCTAGATATGTGGTATGATGCCCATCGGCATGACATACATCTAGCATCATACAGGTCATTAATCCATACGACCAGTCATTAAAAAGAAATCGTATGGTTAAATGGAATATCTACATGGTTTTGTGTATTTATCCATTTGGATGGAAATATAACAGTCTTTTCTGCCGAATTATTTAATGTGGTTGCCCATCCTGAAAATGTGCTATTACTGCAAATACCACCTTTTTTACATAGAGACATTAGATAAATAGAATGCATTGTATCCATGTTTTCTATAAATGTTTTGTTTATTGCATTTAATACTGCATAAGTCTTACAAAATGCAATATCATCACTTAAAATGAAAAAATGGGTATCTTCATCAGCATGCTTACTTAAAATGTGCGCAATTGCTTTCTTGAAATAGGTGTCATAGTCAATTACGTATAATTTATGTCCGACATAATCCCCACGACGGATGTGTATGAAATACGATGTTTCTAAATTGGGATACTCTTCCATTAATTTATCACATATATCTTTATTTTGTAATAATTTGATAAAACTAGGCCCAGCTAAGTCAACATATTCTTTGTTAATAAAATATCCAGTCAAAAAATGGTTTTCATATTCTTTGATAATTGTATTGCCGTGATATTCAAAACATGTTTTGTTATTGTTTGGTTCATTCAATTGAATGCATTTGTCATAATACGAAATATTATCGGATACTATAACATTAAATCTTTTGAATATTGTATTTGAGAACTCTTCGCCATGGGTATGGTTTAAGTTTTTTGAATATACTAATACTAATATGAAAGAATATTTTTTGGCCAACAAATATCCGGCGGCGGCCTGAAATAGTTGATTTCCTAATCCACCGTGTAATCTCACCATAAGTGTTTTTGCATTAGAATCTATATTTTGAAAATTATAATTAAATATATCGGATATACTGTTTTTATATAATGGTATATTCAATGGTATTATTCCGTGTTTATTCATATTAAATCCAATAGTTACATCTTCTGATAAATATGTATCAATGGGATTATTAACCAATGTATGGATGCTTTTTAATCCCAAATAATAGATTGGACCGGTTGCATAATTACATTCCGGAATACTTACTAATTTATTATAGCTGTTATTTGAACATTTATTGAAATGCCATGTTGAATTATGAGATTTAATTTTAATTGACATACCCATATATTCTATTTCAGCTTTGTTCAAAAGTTTAATTGTATTGTTCAAATATACTAAGTTTGGTATAATATCATCGTCGCATTTAAAAATGCCTTTTATTTCCGGATTTATCATCAAAGTTGTTTTTAATAAACACAATGTTTTATCAGTAAGGTTTTCGTAATTATCGCCTACATTTAATACCAAATATTTGTCGTCTATTATTTTGCATGTCGGTTCCGACGGGTCTCCATAGACAATATATACTTTGCAATTTGCTAAACGACCGGAAACCAAGTCATATACTAATGAGGCTTTTTTCAAATATTTTCTACAACTATAAATAAAAAAAAAATACTGATACATATTGTTCGTATATTATTAGTTATTACTTACAAGTTTATATAGTTTTAGGCAAATAATCTATACAAATACATTGTGTTATGATGCATGATATATACTATCTAACGCCTAATAGGCTTCGCGACATAAAGGGCATTTTGTGCATTTGCTATTACAATCCGTGCAAACGTGATGTCCACAATGTGTTATATTAAACTTTTCAACAGTTATTGGGTCAAAGCAGACTGGACACGGTGTAGGATCTTCTTCTTTTGCGTAAATCTCCAGCGCCATTTTTCGCAATACGCTCTCCATTTTGGCTAACTTTATGGTTTGGGCTTCCATACGTCTTTGTTGCTCTTGTATAACATCCATATATTCATCTCTCTCGTTCTCTAAAATCTGCTGCGTTAGCTGATAATTGTTTTCCGCATCTTGTGCACGACGTTCTGCTTGCATTAGCTGGACTTCCAATTCTTGTTCTCTGGTTAATTGAACTGGATATGGCTGATACTTCTTGTAATAGACCACTTGTATGTCAATATGCTTGTTGCCTATTTCATCTTCAGTCGCTTCTTTGTTAATTCTTACCTCCGACAATATGCGTTCATCTTCTACATATGAAAACTGGCTAAAATGGGCCCGAATAGTTTGAATAAGTTCATCTATCGGCGGCATTTCATGTGGCAAATGAATTGGCCCCGGGCCTTCCTTTGTTCCGTCAGCTAGCGTAATTTGAGTATCCAATACATATGCGAAATACGTGCGTGGTAAAACTAGTGTATAGTCGTGTATATTTTTTCTGGTATTTTGTGTTGATAAATTGAGCGCCCATCTGTGTAATTTACCTGTGTCAACAAACTCTTTAAACATGAAATCCTCAAATGCCATTCCGAATTGTTCTGCTCTTGATAATTTAGTAGTCATTTTTACTATCGTAGTTATGTGGTTAAATAGATTGGGTATTGATAGGTTGGCGTTAATAAAGTTGGTATGAATATCTGATATACATACAAACAAATAAAAGTATTTCAATTTTATGAATAACATGGCCGCCATAAAACACGAGGGTATCAAGAGTATATATCTATTATGCCATCTTCTTAATGAAAAACCCTTTGGCAAAGTCTAGCAATCCGCCTCCACTAAAACTAGATTCGGATGATGGTTTTGGAGCCGGTTCTAAAGCCGAATCCATTTTTACAGGTTCGGGACTGGCCATAGAAATGTTTCGTATAACACTAGGTTCTCCAGTAATCGCTTCGGGACCTTGTTCGTCTTGAGACATATCACTTGTATTTGAGGAGGGTGTTGGTATAGTTGTAGTATTATCATTACCAGTTGTCACAACAATTTGCGGAGCAAATACTATTTTGCCATCATTATTTGTTCCATTTGAATGAGAAGGGATTCGTTCTCTTCCACCCATCTGATTGAACATCGGTTTATCAAATGATAAACCTTCTCTATCGTTTGCCATATTTATTTCATGCGGTCTAATTAACTCATGTCTTCCTACTACTTGTATTGTATCATCTCCGCCGGAATAATTGGGATTTGGGTTTTCAACTGTAATAAACTTATCACCGATGTGTTTTATAGCCCAAATAGTATTCGGTTCTCCTTCTCCGCCTCGCAAATATACCGGTTCTCCTACTTTAAAATCGGGACGCGAGCTTCCGCCTTTCAAATCCCATATTTCCTCAAATAATTGGTTCTTTATCCATGTTTTGGTCGCCTCGTCGTATCTATGTGTCATACTCTGTGTTTCTGGGTCCCAGTATTTCCGCCATTCTTCCCATATTTTCATATCTGCTTTCATTTTTTCATCGGCAGTTTGTTCTCTATCTTCATATGCAGGGGAAGTTGGAACATATGCCGGAGAAGTTGCATTTAACATTAGGGTTTCCATTTCAGCGGACGTGGGTTCATATGCAGGTGAAACATCTGGATATTTAGGGGATTGCGTATTGTCGGATGAATCTTTTACCGGAATAATAGGTGAAATGCTTTCTAAATAGTTTGAAACATTGCCAGTTTTTTCCCTATTTCGTTTATTGATTTCCTGTCTTATTATTTCGGAAACATTTGATTCATTTGCAGCCGGGTTCATCAACAATTTAGATATATTCTTGGAATAGGACATGTTCTCTAATTGGTCAATATTATCTTCCGTTATAATACGCAATTGAAGATTAATAGTTTGCAATTCTTGCATAAGCAATTTGAATGTATATGGAATAGAAACTATACTGAATGACCTACCAAATCGGGTAATATCAGTGAGAAATAGACTATTTCCGTCTGCGGCACTTGTAAATTGCAAAGGTCCATCTATGGCTGGACTCATAAACAGATTCTTTTCCTGATTGTATATAGCAATCATTCCAGATTGATTACATACGGCTATATGATATTTATCACCGCGCTCCATCATGGATTCCTGCAAAAAGTTGGAAATACCATGACTAATGACCGCATCGCGTTCCATTTCACCAATACGTAGACCACCGTCATTTGCGCGACCACTGACAGGCTGATGGGTAAGTGCAGTATTTGGGCCTCGTGCTCTAAAGTTAACTTTGTCTTTGACCATATGTTTCAATCGCATATAATACGTGGGTCCAATAAAAACAGAGGTTTCAATTTGGTCGCCTGTCATACCATTGTATAACACTTCATTACCTTGCGAGTGAAACCCCGCTTTGGCCAATATTTGTTCATATATTTCTATTTTAGACCCTTTGTTGACAAATGCAGTGCAGTCGCTAAATGCGCCATAATAAGTAGACGCCTTTCCAATAATACATTCCACTAATTGACCGATAGTCATACGAGTGGGTATGGCATGTGGATTAATAATGAGATCGGGACGAATACCTTCTTTCGTAAATGGCATATCGCATTCTGGTATAACCATTCCAATTGTGCCTTTTTGTCCAGCACGAGAAGCCATTTTGTCTCCTAAAAATGGAATACGCTCTTCGCGAATGCGAACTTTTGCGATACGTTCTCCTTCTTCGCCTTCTGTTATGAATGTTTTATCAACAATCCCAATTTGCCCTTTTTTAGGAGTTTTTGAACTATCAATGCGTACATTGGTTTTTTGCGGATTATTAGACGACAATCCAATTAAAACCGTTTTGTCATCTACTGGTGTATTTTCGCGAATAATACCATATGCATCCAGTTTGCTATAGTCATATCCAGGTTTCTTACCCACGATGTTCTCTATTCCTTCTATGTTGGAGAACTTTTTCTCACTAATAAATTCGGCCGTTTTGGTGGTTTCTTCATGGGCCTCATATGTAGTATAATAAGTAGTTCTGAAAAGACCGCGTTTCAATGCGCCTTCATTTATTAAAATGGCGTCTTCTACATTGTATCCAGTATAACACATAACAGCAACGATTGCATTTTCACCATACGTATTTTCTTCGTGATTGATATGTTCCATGAATCTGGATTTAACTAGAGGTATTTGACCACTATTTAGGAGAACCGCCGTTTTATCCATTCTAACTGGAAAGTTTGTATGATACATTGATACAGCCTGTTTGCTTTGTCCAGTTGAAAATGAATTGCGCACCGGGGGATTGTTTTCGGGGAAAATAATTTGATTGCACATAACTCCAAAAATGAGAGATTCATGTATTTCAGAATGCGTATGAATAGGCAATACATCATCCGGGGAAACGGCGATTAAAACATCTTCGCTTTCACTCGGATCAATATAGTCTATAATAGCCTTTTCGGTCAAAAATCTTTCCAATTTAGCCGGATTGGTTTCCACTGCAATATCCTCATACAATTCATGCAATTCATATATTTTGGGTATGTTTGGATTGAAATTGGCTATTTTTTTCTCATTGAAACCACTAATCAGGTCTTGCCAAGAGAACTCACCCTTTTTAATTTTGCTGATTATTGCCTTATTTTCATAGGACATTTTTTCAGTGTTCTCGTCTTTATAAAAAACCGGGCGACATAGACGTCCCATATCTGTATAAATAAAAATAGTGTTTTGCTTAATATCAAATGTGGCCGACACATGAATAGGTAATAGTGCATTTCTCCTAAATAACCGTATTTTTTTGACCGTTTCAATTGGTTCTCCCACCGCCCCGGCCCAATACCCATTTATAATGATTTTCGTCATTTGTGACAATAATTGCGGCCCGCAATCCTCCACTAATCGCATTGATGCATTTTCGCGCATCCATTGTATCATAGGTTCTCGCGACATACCGCGTGATATATAGGTCGTAATAGCCAGTTGTTTATGTAAGCCAATGTTTCCACCATCGGGGGTATCAATCGGATCAATGAACCCCCAATGAGAACTATGGAGAACCCGGGGCCCCACCAATTTTACACCGGATGGCAGAGGCAAATTGGTCTTTCTCAAGTGGCTGATATAGGTATAAAACGACAGACGATTAAGGTCTTGCACTATACCAATGCGTTTGGTATGGGATTGCGCTCCCCAATTTCCTTTAAATGCTTTTTTGAATCCAGTTTCTAATATACGTTCTTTCATTATTTCGCGGTAGTTATCTTGTATAAGGGCATCCAATCGCGTTTCATATAGCTCCTTATTGTAATATAGCTTTTTCTCAAACTCCAAATGAATACTGCGTTGTTGTATAGAATAATATTCCTTAAATAGATCATGTAAGAGAGAACCTGCCAATTCCACGCGTTTATACCTAAAACTATCGCGATCGGTGGGGACTTCTACCCCAATAGATACATTTAATAACCGGAATACAATATATCCTAAATAATATGCTTTTTGAATATAGGCAACTTCGCCAATATGCGGAAGGAAATAATCGGCCAATATTTCTAGCACATAGGTAACCGTATTGATTTTAGTGAGTGATGCTATATACATCAATGCAGTTTGTTGAGATAATACTCCACCTGCATCATGGACTGACGGAATAAATAAATCCACCATATTTTCGTATTTCTCTAAATCCAACAGACACATTGTAATAATGTCTTTGTCAGAAATAATACCCAATGCGCGAAATACAATGAAAAGTGGAACCGGTTTTCTTACGTTGGGAATATTCACAACGAGGTTTCTATTGCTATGTTTTGTATCCGGGGCAACCATTTTTACAGAGAACGTACGTATAGGTTTAGCCGAGTTCTCCGAAACTGACCGGATTTCCGCGGAATATAAAAAATCATCTCCATTTACATCTTTGATATAAAGCATATTGTCGGCGAACTTTTCCTGGGGAACAATCGTTTTTTCCTTGCCATTTATAATGAAATAACCACCTAAATCATTGCGACATTCTCCCATTGAAAACCGAACGTCGCGATTCAATCCATTCAAAATGCAATACTCGGATTGAACCATTATTGGAAACTTACCGAGATATATTTTTTCTAAAATAGTGGAATGGATTTGTTTATTCGGTTGAACAATAGAACGTGCATTGACTTCGCGTAATTTGGCAGCATCTGCAGCGGTTAATATAAATGGTAGTTCTGTAGCCGATTTTTCTTTCGGTTGGGTTTTTGTAGATTTAGGACGTTTAGAACCTTTTGGTGCAGCACCGGTTGCTTTGGTCGCTCCAGTTGTTTTTTTAGGACCTCCGCCTATTTGTACTGGTTCATCATCGCTATCACTTTCACTATTTTCGGCCATTTTGTCAAGGGATTCTTGTAGTTCTCCACCAGTAAGCCCTTCTTTTTTAAGTTTACCGGAAGATTCGCGCAACTTATGCGATGCAGTCAAATCCGTATAATCAGGCACAAGCTCTAATCCATCACCACCGGTTTTGTGCAATAGTTCATCTACACCTACTAAAATAGGTTCTTCACCGGGTTCCAATAATCGGACATACTCAACTTCAATGTCGTAATGTATAGTCATTGAATAGTTCATATTGCGCATACGCGCCTCATTCGGTATCATATAATGAGCATTGTCCCGGTCATGTATAACTGGTTTGCCGTAATAAATACGAGAACCATCTTTTCCGCCAAAATATAACAAACACTGATATCTATAATCATTGATAGTTTCATCATATTTAGATGAAATTCGGACAGGGTTTTTTTCCTTAAAAATCTGTTGAATCCCATTTGCGTAAAAATCATTATAAGATTCAATATGATGTGCTACTAAAGATTGTGGATTTTCATTGAAATGTGAATTAATAATTTTCCACACCAATTCGTCATTAATATCTCGGTCTGTCATAATGTTCTATAATATAAAAATATATATTATATTTACAGGCTCTCTTTATCTATTTTTATTGTTTTGACATTTAGGAAAATCTATTATATAATATATACCATACAAATGGACGATATTCAACAAACATTTTTCAGCCCTTTAGGCAAACAATATTGCCTGTATTTCTATATTCTTTCGGTAATTGGATTAGTACTGGTTGCAGTAGTTTTAGTTTCTGCTCTCATTATTGGTATTACTAAGAGAAAGGGATTAGACTTCTATTTTGCCGCCATTATGGGGTCATTAGGTTATGTGATATTTTATTTCCAAAACCGTCTTCTATATTCCATGTGTATCTCATCAGTTTAATGTCTAGATGCGTGATATGATGCATATGGGCATGACATACATCTAGCATCATGCTAGTCATATAGATTTTTAATGTCTAGTTTTAATCCATACGACCAATCATTAATCCATACGACCAGTCATTAAATAATACGTGGTTTTGTGTAAAAGATGTATTTTTTTTATAGTATATGAAACTATAGAAAAAATAATGGATATTTTGTATTATAGTAATTATTGTATTCATTCTAAAAAAATTATTGCCTATTTAGTAAAAGAAAATCTGACAAATAAGCTAAATTGCATTTGTATTGATAAACGGCAACGCGATGCATTTACAAATCAGACATATATATTACTTGATGATGGTAAAAAGATAATGCTGCCTCCAAATGTGCATAATGTACCGGCTTTATTGTTGGTAAAACAAAATTATAGAGTTGTATTAGGTGATGAAATACTCCCTATATTACATCCTTTAGTAAAACGACAACGAGATGCGGCGGTTGCTCACTCTGGTGGAGAACCAATGGCATATAGTATTGGCGGTGGGTCGGCTAATGTAGTTTCAGAGAAATATACATCGTATAACTTGACACCAGAAGAACTAAGTGCTAAAGGTAGTAGTAATAATAGGCAAATGGCCAATTATGTACCAGCGGACCATAGTAATTTTACTATTCCCACCCCTCCGGATAATTATCGCCCAGATAAAATAGGGAGTGGAGTATCTTTAGACGATTTACAACACAAACGAAATGCGGATGTGAATCAGTTTTTCCCAAATACATCGCCTTATATGCCTGGACAATCAGCTTCTATATAATGATATATTGACATTTATGGTTAGAAAACAAGCAAAAACAAATGAGTTTAAACTAATTTGTTTAAACAAATATAAATAAGAATAGATATATTCTATATTCTAGACAATATGGCAGATAAAAAAATACTTTTGAGAACATTTAATACACATATATTTGAGTTTTTAGACGATGTTATTCGCATTTTTCCAGACAATTTAGACATACAAACTGCGAAAACCTCATTTTATGCAATCAAACAAGCAAACCCTACTATTATTATCAAGACTTGGTATCAATATATTTATTTGCCTTATAGGGAAACAATTGATTCAGGTAATATTGAGTTTTTTTTTAATAAAGATTATTCAGATGATTTATCAAATCTATCCAATTCTAAAGAAGTTTTAAAAATAGTGGATACATTAAGAGAACCTGTTTCTAATATGACAGAACAACAAAAAAAGTTCACCATGGAATATTTGCAGAACTTGAGTAAATTGTCTATGTTGTATTCTGGTATATAAGCATATATGCAGATTCAATAAATACAAACAATATAAAAATAAAATATTATATTTGATATACAATATTTATAAAAAATCTAAAATACACAGCATAAAATGGATACATACAAAATTAATATGTTCGTTATTATGATGCTTATGTATATGGTTCCCGGCAATTTAGAACATTTAATAGAAGTATCTTCATCTTACGGTAATATGGGACTAACCGGTGTATATACGGATATTTATATAAAACGCAATATATTGTATAGTTCTCCAATTTTGTTAGTAATAAGCTATTACTATGGTTATACAATATTAGGATTGTTTATTTGCATGTCATTATTTTTATCATTTTTTGTATCATTTATATGTACATGTTATAGATGGAAGGATATTGTAATATATAATCATGTTTTGAGAAGTGATTAATGTCTAGGTGTGTGGTATGATGCCCATGGGCATCACATACATCTAGCATCATGATTGTCATATGGATTTTTAATCCATACGACCAGACATTAACTGCAATTAATCGCGTTGTTTCTTATTATTTATTTTTTCTATAAAGGTTTCGGTATTGTCTTCATATGAAAATGGTTCAGTATTTATACACATGACCCGATGAAAACAATTCATTTTCTCTTGCTGTATCTCCGGTCTTTTTAGCAATATGCATCTTTGAAATAAAAACCAAACAGTTTCGCGCAATTCCGTTATACAATACAACATTTAGTATGATATATTGTAGTATTATTATATTGTTTATTTTTGTTTATTTTTGTTTATTGTTAAATAATATTTTTCCAATATGTATCACGTTCTCGTCTTAAATATGAAAAAATAAACAACTGTTCACGTGGCTCCATTTTGTCAATATATTCACGCACTATTGCCTTGTTTATTTTTACAGGATTTCGTGTATGAAGAGTGGGTAAATAAACGGTTTTATGCAGGTTCTCTACATGGGGTCTAAATTGCAGATTGATATTATTTAGGAGTTCCGTTTTATACACATAAACATTCATATAACACATATGTAAAGTTTTAACAAAATCGGTATAGATTTTCTCCATTGTCATAATCAGTTTTTTATTTTGAGGAAAATATTCCATATATTCAGTCAATTTCCCTACACGTTTTATACAAAGATATTCATATTGACCCCCCGGAGATAGTGTACGTAATTTAACTAAATCCACATAGTTCGGATTATTTAGTAATGTTCTCTCTCCCGTTGTTTCATTCCATAAAACAATACCTTTAGACAAACGGAATGGATATTGAATATATTTAGATACATATTTTTGTAAATCCTCATATGTCTCTATATTCAATGCTCGGGGGAAATCAATAACGCCTACCATACTGGTCAATACCGGCCATTGTTTGTATTCATTTGACGGAATGTGTATAGCACAATTGTCATGTATTTCGTATACGGCAACTAACCACAATTTAGGCGATTTTATAGGAATAATTATCTGGTTCTCCGGATGTTGCAATACAAATGAATAACAATAGTGTTTAGATAATTCACTTATCCAAGGGTTGTCATTTAATGGAGTATTTCTTGGATGTATTAATGCATCTAAAAACATATCATGAAATGTAGACGATTTTTCAATATAATTTGTATTTATAATTGAACGCAAGAAATACCAATAATTTCCACCGATGTTTGTTTTTGTGCTTATTTCCCATGATTTAATCCGTGAATCGTAAAATAAATTGATACTAATCCCCTCTATTTTTTCAGTCGCAGTTATTGTATTTGTAATTTTAGGATACTTTTTAACAAACTCGCAATATTCAGTAGATTTAGGTGGAGAAAAACTGAGCAATTTATTTTCGGGATAACTGAATACAACCGAACGATATTTATCGTGAATTGTATCTAGAGATGATAATATAGTTTTATCGTAATTGTATATTGCATAATTTGCTTTCGGAGAAACGCATATTTTAGTAGAAACATATCTTTTTGAAAATTGGGAGTCTTCTGGAAATAAAGGGTATGTTGCATATTTTTTCATAGTGTTGTTTTGTTCTCCTTTGTTCTCTATTTGCATATTACTAAATAATGAAGCATTTTGTCTCTATTATTATTTACAATAAATAATAATACAAATAATAATACAAATAACTAGACGTTAATAATTTAGAACTATTATATATAATTATACTCATATGAAGACGGAAATAAATGAAATACATAATTATACGGACCGAGAAATACCACTAAAAAGGGGGGGAGGAATATCCCTAGAATTGGGAGATATTATAAGAATTGAAGCCCCTACAAATGATGAGTTCAATGAACAAACCTTTTATGTTATTTATATTGATACGGATATTCCAGAAAATGTTAGTGTTTCTATTGTAAATATTGCCAATTTTGATAAAAAAGAATTACGTATAATAGATGGACGTTATTTATCCGACGAATCTATTACAAATATAGCTTTATTGGCCCGAAACCCGGAAAGTGGATATGCCAGACAACACGGATTGTTGCCAGATACGTGGATAGATGTTCGGTTTGGTGGCGAGTTTCCTGCGGTTATTACTGGTCAAATAACCAATTTAGAGGATGATATGATTGAAATTACCACCTATCCGGCGATTTCTGTCATATATATTGATTTTGGATATAGAGGTATTCCGCCAGAATTGCCAATAGAAGAAATCGTTATTCGCGAAAAACCGGCAAGTGTTTCACAAGATAGTCATGTATCGTATGGATATGACTTGGAAGAAGGCGAAGTATCAGAAGAAGCTACTATAGAATATACAGACGATGGTGAGGCTATTATTACCATTCCACCCACTGCTCAACCTAACAAAAAAATAGACGATACATTGCAAGAATTGTATTTAGAAGGTGATGATATTTTCGGCGAAGAATTAGGCGAAGTTGTTTTGGAAGTGGAAGTACCAGAAAGCCAAAAACGTTATGGTATTGAAGCTCAAACCGATGCATTAATTGACGGATTTTTATCGGATATACCACAACATAAGAGAACCAAACGTGTCATGGACAATGTGCACCGGTTAGTGGAACGATTTAAGGAATTGCGTTCATTGTATTCAGTCTTTGACGACAACGGCAATGTAAAAGACATACGAACATTGGGTAAACTACATAATCCTCTTCACAACGAATTGTTGAACTTAGAAGTGCAAGTTCCTTGGCTGATGCCAGTAGTAGATAATTTAAAATATGTTTATTCCGATGAATCGGTTGATAATGTGGATTCTCCTGATATACTGAATGCAACTGTTTCTGATATATTACACGAACAACAAGCCATACAAAAAACATTTTCAGACCGAGAAATACAAGGTGATGAACTGAAATATGAAAAAATGTTGAAAGATATGAACGCGGTTATGGCAGTGAACAGTGATAATATACAAACTCGCAATAGAGCACTTGTATCAAAAAAAGTGAATCAAAGTATGGATTGTATTGTAGATAATATAGGGGATTATGATTCAACTGCTAGACATACATATGTCAAGGGGGAGTATCAAGATAAATTGAAAAAGTTCGCGGTTCTTCGGCATGCGTCAACGATATATAGACCATACAAGTTTGAAACAGAAAATGGGTCAAAAGTCTCCATCCTAAAACCAGTTATGTCCGGAGACAAGGCAAATATACATGGGTTTTTGATGCTTACTAAAGAGGCCGTGTTTTTCTCTCGGGCCGGTTTACCTGGAACAAATATGATGATAAAAACCAATTTAGGGAGAACCCAGATAGAGCCATACCGATTCTTGAATAAACGCACCCAAAAAGAACATTCGTATATTGTGGATTTAAATGACAAAATTGCTTATGCTCCAAATGTGAAATACAATGACCGCGATAAGGAGGCGGCAAATGCTAAAAATGGGAAAAAATCGGATAAAAACAACGAAAAGGAAGCGGCTGAATCCGAATCTGAAAGCGGTCATTTGCCACAATTTTTAGATAAAATTATATCGTTCTCCGTGTCTGATGATATACCACGAACATCAACTACTTATTCCGAAACTCTATATAATATTTTACCGGATATAGCAACTTGCATTGATTATATGGAAAAATACATGAAGGACAATTTATCTATTGCAAACGCTATAAAACTACTTGAACCGTTTCATGTTTATCCGGAAGATGTAAATTATTCGCAATATAATAAAATACGCCGGTTTATTAAACACAAGATATATGACTTCAATGACCATATGAAAGAAAAATCCGCGGAATATAATAAATTACTATCAAACTCTCCCTCTAGAAATATGGTCAACATATTAAATAGATTATTATCTGATAAAAATCAATATGTGGATCTAATTGTAGAGTTGTATTTATTGGATAAAGTTCAGATAGAGAGTATGTCATCAAGTGAGTTGCTTTTGTATGTTGAAACATTGGACGGATATTCGCTATTTTATTCGTTGATTTCGCGGGCTCTTTTGAATCTATATACACCAAATGCTTTGCTAAAAGCGTTTGAGTTTCCTACTTTAGAAGATATGTCAGCGGTTGACAAAATACGTCCTAAAGATTGCTCGCGCAGATTTTTGGCTAAAAAATATACCAGTATTTCCGACCTACAGAAAGACAATAATAAAGAAGATGTTTTCTATGACAAGGAAATGGATGATACACCCTATCATATTTTGAAAAAGTATGTTAAACAGAAGGGTAAAATGACTGCGGAAACATTTGTAGAGTTTTTGGCGGAGAACTTGGTCCAAAAACACGATTGCAATACCAGTCTTTCTAAAGAATTGGCAAAAACGCTTATCGCCGGTTCCAAAAAAGTAGTTGATGGCGAATATGCGGCATTAGAAATACCGATTGAAATACCGGAAGGTAAAAAACTGAATGATCTTACAAATGCAGAGTTGATGGGATTAGGTTTTGATGGCCGATTATATTCAAAAAATAATTATTATGTCCGCAAAAATAGTAATTGGGTTCGCGATGATTCTATATCCGACGAGGCATTTTTAGATACACAATCACTGTTTTGCAATATTGATGCCAAGTGTTACAAAAACAATGTGAGTAAACAGTGTGATACAACTGAGCGCGCCGAATTGGGCGTTAAACGTTCATCCAATGAACGCTTAGTATCTGAAATGAACAAGCGTATGTCTTTTACGGTTGAAGAATTGGAAGCAGAACTAGAACAAACAATCAACAAACAGAAAAAATCGGTATATCGTAATTCCGTTTTACGAGAAATGTATATCTATAAACAAAATACAACCGCCCTAAATATTGCGAATCAAGGTGGTATAATAGAAGAAAAGGTAGTTTCTCCAAATGCCAGTGTTCTGGATATGATTCTTTCGCTAAATGATTTTGTTCGGCAACAGAAAGATATTTTATGGTTTGTTGAAGAATATTGCAGAACTCCTTTACCGAGCGAAGACCAATCATGGATGTATTGCAAGGAAACCAATACAAAATTAATGCCATATTTCCTATTTTTATTGGCCGAAGAGTTTGTAAATGGCGGTGATTACCAATATTTATTAGATAAAATGTGTGCAAATGCTGAATTGAGTGATGACGGTGATTATTATGTAGATAAAGATACCGGATTTCCATTGAAAAAGCGCGATTTCGTTGATGAAGATGAATACGATGATGCCGGATTTAAAATAACAAGTCATGCTATTTTGGAAAAAGATTTAGGGACAATTGTATCCGAAGCATTGGCCAAAAAATTCCGGGTTTTTGACAATGAAACTGACCAAATGGCATATAATGTGTTTATGGCTATAGTAAATGCATCCGGGGTTCCGTCGGAAAATATTGAAGAGTTCACCCTGAGAGTATCACTGGAATTGATTCGTAATCCGGCAATTATTTTAGATGAAGAGAAATACAAACAACGGGCGGCTAAACAGGAAAAGGAAACGGGCAAAACACCAATAGCATATCCGATTTATAAAAACCAGTCCATTATATCTATTGTTGCTGGAGTTCTCCTAGTTGCGATACAATGTGTAATACCATCCATTAAGACTAGGAAAACATTCCCTGGATGTGTGAAATCCTTTAGTGGATATCCTTTAGCCGGAGGTATTGAAGATGTAAGTGGTCTAAAATACATAGCATGTTTAATAAACGGCATCAAGTTTGACGAAGAACCTTGGAAATCTATAATGAAGTTGAGTGCGCCGCTTATTGCAACACGTATTCGCGATGCATTAGAAAAACACATATTAAAACGCAGTGATGTAAATGACCTCTATGTCAAAAAACGCGAATATTTATTGATCGCCCCGGACGAAGCCGTTCCAGAAGAACATAGTATTGAAAAATGGCGTGGGTTTTTGCCACCAGTAGTAGAGTTCTCAGTTATATCCAATTTACATAATGTGGCGTCTGATTTCAAATCCCATTTAATAGAAACTCTAAAACGTGGACACAAAGACCAGTTTTCTCTTTTGGGAGTCGCGACTTCTCGTATTAGTATGCATACATATGGCATAATAGAACAAATCTATAATATAGTGAAAACCAAATCCAGTATATTGACTACATCGGGAGGTGTTCCATTCTTGGAAAATGCGTGCTGTAATAATCGCAATAAACCCACTCACCCTATGCTTTATTTTATTGGTGAAAATCCGACCATACGCCAATATGTTTCTATAGCAAATGAATTATCTAAACTTACCAATGAAATCCGTATAGCAACTGCAGCAAGTATTTTATATCATGAGCCTTCTACGATAATTGTGAGAACTGAAATACCTACTACGGAGACGGAAAAGAATATTTACGCGGCGGTGATTCATTATGCCAAGTTTGATAGAGAGAAACCCGTTCCTGCTGGATTGGTCAATATTTGCGGAGAAAAACCGGCTGGATACAGATATACATGGTCTCTTGACGAAAAAATAGAGTATTTGAAAAAACATGGGAAGAGATATGACCAGCATACATTGAAACGATTGATGGAATATATCCGCATGCAGAACTTGGTTCATATTCCACCGGGAGAACCATTTAATCAAGTGGTTAAATTGGTGGGATTTTTAGAATCAATGGACCTCAATAATTCGGAAGTTATACCAGGTCCATTGAGAGAACTTATGTTGGCGGCAATACATGCATACAAACCCAAAGAAGTGAAAAAGGATGGGTCTGTAAAAGAAATTGTGCAATTGCGTAAATATTTAGCAAAAACCAATGAACAAATGTTGAAAGAAATAATCAATATGAATCGCGGAAGTTTCATTAAGAGTTATGGAAATCTGAGTTCCCGAGAACTTGCAAATCTGCAGACGTTTATGTCAAATATTCATGTATGGAATATGGATACGGAAGACGCTGGATACAATGGTATTTATACGGTTTCCCAGTTTATTAAAAACTCTGTAGAAGCAATGTCTAAAGTATATCCGTCAATAATTATGAACAACGCGTCTTATAATGTGGTACACAAACATTGGGGACTGTCTAAGTTCCATGAATCGGATATATCCAGAATATTAAACAAGTATTTAGAAGGATTAAACAAGTTCAAAGGCGACAAAACATTGCGATTATTTTTGCGAGCCGTTCAAAAGAAAACGGTAGATATACATTTGCTCTTACAACACATTCCAATGGAAACCCCTATATCTAAAAATGACACCACTTATTTTGAGCTGTTTGATAAGAAAACTATATACTATTTGCATGTGTATTGCTGGTATTCGGTGTTATACGAATATATGAACCTGGCATCGGACGGAGACTTGTTAAATATTGATATAGAAGAAACTAAGCGAGACCGCCGTAAACAAAACGCGGATTTATCGGACCCTTCAAATAGTCTTTCCAGTATATTTAGCAGCTCTTCAGAAGAGGTTGAAGAAGCTCAGGCTGAATTATATCAAGTGGAAATACGGGCTGGTGAAAAGGAGGATTTGCAAAAGCGGGTTTGTGAAATGATGGTTGCATTCCTACGTATAGACGAGCACAACAAAAAAACATTGGACAAATCTTATTCGGAAATTGCGAAACGTGTGCGACGTTCTAAAGACGAGGAGAAAAAGGAAATAACCGACTATTTGAAAAACATGCAAAAAGATGAGCGCAAGGTAGAAGACTTACTAAAGCAATTGCATCAGGGTAGATGGAATGTGGGTATTCAAAAGGGTGTTTTTATTTATGACAAATCTGCATATGACAATGCACATACTGCAGCTGTATTGCGGTTTGAACAAGATTTAGTTTTAGACGAAACATTAGAACCCGTGCAAGAAGATGTGGGGGTAGAGCAGCTAGACCAAGAACAAAATGCTGAAAATGATGAGTTCTATGACAATGAAGCCAATGATATAGCGCAATATGGCGATGACTATCTAGATGGTAATTATTATGGTGAGGATGGCGACGACGATTTTGCGTATGATGATTAATGTCTAGGTGTGTGGTATCATGCCCACTTGCATGACATATCATACATCTAGTATCACGCTGATCATACGACCAGACATTAATCCAATACGACAAGTCATAATTTAATGATCGTATTGAACACAGTTGTTAGGTTATATTAGTACAATTTTATAGTATGATTATATACAATGAAGGCGTTTGTAAATACACATAAGGCAAATATAGCTATTTTACTATTTTTAGCACTTTTTTCGGTAGTTCATATTACAAAACCAACGATATTATATACAGAAGAAGGTGGGTTTCGCCAATTTGGCGTAGGCTATAGACATAAAACTGTTATTCCTATATGGGGTGTTGCGATTGTTCTGGCCATTTTTAGTTATTTAGCAGTTTTGGTATATGTTAGGTCGGATATGTAATGGGCAGGTCATTTTCAATTTATATAAGCATGTATTAGTTTATACTATTTATTTATTGAATAAATAGTATGTATAGTAGTAGTAATAATAGCGGTAAAATGGATGCACCAAAACTCATTGAACCAGGTGTAAAATACCATTTGTATAACTCATTAAGTAAATGTCATGACACGCGTGTAGGCGTATATACATGGGTTTTCAATATTGTTATTTTTGTGGCATTTGTATCGGTTACTGGCGCGGCATTATATTATTGTTATACCCATAGACTTTCTCCAGAGGAGAGATATAACAAAATGATGAAAGACCAGGCATATATATTATCTAAAATCCGGTTTTATCAAAATGAGCGAATGAATATGCCATTATCTAGTTTAACAAGTCTACCAGTTGTAAAAGAAAAGCCATTTGAACATTATTAATGTCTGGCCATTAATCCATACGACCAGTCATTAACCAAACTTTAGGTATAGGAGTCTAAAAGTATATATAAATAATGTATATAATGAGTATTATTGATAGTCGTAGAGAACAAATTATAACAGAAAACAATACTGCTCAAGATGAATTGGAAGGTATTATATCACGTTTGGACCCCCATACAAAACAAATAGTATTTTCAACTCCATTACATGGAGATGTTGATTTTGCAATATTAACCCGTTTGGGATTTAGAAATGTTGAAACTATTATTTTTGAAGAGGGTGAAATTACTACCATTAGAAACTTGCCTAAATCGCTACTGGTTCTAAAATGCCAGAATCAGTTGTTGATTGAATTATTTGAATTGCCAACATTTTTGGAAGAATTGGATTGTGATTATAATTATTTGGGCAGGTTCTCCGGAGCCGATGTTAAGAATCTAAAAAAGCTCCATATTTCGCACAATAGATTGGAGAACCTGGATGAATTGCCGGACAATTTAGAAGAATTGTATTGCACAAACAATAAATTGAAATTGCTAAATCTAGAAGGATTGGATAAATTGAAGGTTCTCCATGTATCCGAAAATCCTACCTTAGTTATAGAACATGTGCCGGAAGGGTTATTGGATTTTCAATCCGACAATAGTCCTTTTGCCGTTGTGCGATATGATGGTGCTCACGAACCCGGGGCGGACACAGTAATTGGTCAACTGAATCATGTGCATGCCGAAACTAAAATAGATTATTTAGAAGCATTGGATGCATATTTTAAATTGAAACATAACTATGAAGAATCATTACTACAAGCAAAACGTGCTGCATTTAAATCCGCTAAAACCAGGTCAGAGGGAAGAAGAAATGTGGCAGCTATTAAGCCTAAATGTATCAATTGCAGACGCCCCGGGGGAACAATATTTGAACACAAGGATGATAAATATACGGCAATATGTGGAGTATCCGATTTACACTCCAAGTGTAATTTGAATATTCAATTGTATAGAGGACATTTTTCAGACGAAGAAAGTCTGCTTTATATTTTTAAAACTACGGTAGATAATGCAAAAGAGAAAATTGTGCGCCAGAAATTGGATACACTATTTGAGTATATAAATGATAGAGTTGCCGCACAACAATTCAAAAAAGAATTGGAGAACTATAGATTAGAAAGTTCAGTATATAACGAAATATTACAAAGTTTCAATGAAAAATATTATAGCAAAACAAAACAAGACGCAGCCGATGAAAAAATGGAAGCCATAAATGTTTTGATTGAACAGTATAATTCTATTATAAGTGATTATAAAACCAATGTGGAAAATATAGAATTGTTGCGAGATGCAATCCGGCTTCAAATCCGCGAAATTACACCGGAGATTGAGAACTTGCGTAGATTAAAACATGAATTAACGGAAGTAGAAGTAGTCGTAAATACTGTAGGAAATGTATATGATATAAAGTCTACATTGATTCAGCGAAAAGTGACATTGGCAAGTATAGATATTACTTTAGAAGAACCGCCTAGAGTTGTTAAATATAGTAAAAAGGCGTAATGTCGGTCCATATGGATTTGCAGGAGTGGTTATATCAATTATTATATCTACAATAATTGATGTATAATTGACATTATACTATTTACGCACACGAATTGAAATTGGAAATACCATCCCAATTTAGTGTATTAGTATTTGCCCAAGTTTTCTTTGCGCATGTTGTAGTTTTACCCAAAGTGCCCCACAAAGGGTCCGAAAAGTTAATCGTTCCGTTGGCTGATGAATATCCAGGAGTGTAAGACTTGGATGTATCATCTTTACTAGCACTTATATTAATAGTTGAACCAGTATAAATCTTACCAGTATTCAAACTACTGGATGTAGGGGGTATAATACAATTTCCGGCAGAGTCTACTGCCCAATAATCCGGACATGTATTAGCAATAGGTGGGAAAACATTATCCGTTTGTGAATATTTCGTTAAAATACCTATAGTAACAAATATAAGTATAAGAAGAACTGCAGCAATAATTAAAACTGTTATTTGAAAAGTATCCATAAATATATACAATAAGCGAATAAAATATTTTTTGTATTTACGTATATATGTATATAGTTATTTAGCGATATATAGCGATTTATTTCTCTCAACACAATATACAATATGTCATTGAACCCATCTGTAATTGATAGTAATACTAGTATTTTAAATGTTCCTAATGTTTCTAAATATAATGGACGTGTTGATATTATACAAGAACCCCCGGCCAATATTAGGTTTCAAATGCAAGAAAAAATCGCAATTAAAAACAAGGCGACTGCATATAGAGAGGCATTAACTGGCACTTGGGAAAATAATACGCTCTCGCAACTGTTTTTCTCCGCCGAAAATATCCAGATATTGCAAAATGGCATTAGAGCTGGTGTATATAAAATGTCAAATGGACAAATAAATGTGCCTCCACAAAACATTGATTCATTAAAAATAATTATGCGCGGTACTTATTTACAATATGCAGAACATTATGAGAATGGTATAACACAGCAAATTGAACGATTAAATACAATTGTATTGGATTATTGTGTTAAATCTGTTTATGGAGAAGCTATAGGATATTTGAAATACTGCCAAGACCAGAGTAGTTTAGTAGTTCCGTTTGACCGTCCTATTCCAACTGACCGTGAATATAAACAGTTGGAATTGCGACCATTTTTCTAAGAGATTGTATTTTGAACAAGTTTATATACAGGAGACCGACATAATGGACATACACATCTTTGCGACGTTCGTTTATTTAATACTGTATACATGCAGTCCCAGCAAAATTGGTGTCCACATGTTGTAGTGAGAATATTGGGAGTTTGCTTTGTCTCCATACAAATAGGACATTCTATTTGAGTGAGTTCTTCAGTATGTTTGCGGGTAATAATATATTTGATTTCATTTGTTTCATGGTTAGCCGGCGCCGCTCTCAAATATTCGGCATATCTATAAACGATAAAATTGTAAAATCGTTTGACGGTATGGTATTGAAGATGCGTTGGTATATTTCGCGTATATATAATATTGCACAACATAGCACATTCGGCCTCGGTGGGTTCGGGATTGGTTTCGCTGATAATAAATTGTGCACAGTAATTACGATATAGCTGTGGTATATTTTCAACGTTATGTGTCCATATCAATACATTACCTCGGTGTAGCGCTTCTTGTGCTGATAATAAATTGCGATGTTCTTCCATGTGATATTGGTCGGCAATTACAACAGAGAAAATATCTACACACATTTTCTTTGAATGTTTCGTATATGAAGTGTATGAATATTTAGACAGCATTATTCTCAGACGATTTACGTCAATCGTTTGTAGCCAATCAATGATGGTTTGAAATGGCGGGAAACGATTGACCATTTGACGCAATTGGCGTACCGAGTTCATTATTTCAGGGTCATTGCACGAGCGGACATTATGACCTAGATTCTTGCAATATCCGCATCTAGTCGGAGCCCTTTGACGTTTTGGTGCAATAGGGCCAATTGGATGAATAACAACAGGTGTATCGCCAGTAAGATCAATAATTTCGGCCATTGTTAATATTTAGGAGTGTTATAGTAAATGATATGATTGATTTATATCATATTATTTACTTAATAAAAATAATTTCAATTTTATCGTTTGTATTTTCTATTTGTGCGCTTTTTATGAGAGCGCTTCTTGTGAGTTTTGCGAGAATGTTTGTTGGAGCGTTTAGTTTTTTTGTGTTTTCGGCGTCTTGAGCCGCCTGTGGTGCATCCTACCCCAAACAAACTACAACCCCATGATTGTTTCTTTGGTGGAAGTTGTTCGTTAGACTGGTTTTGCTCGGGTTCTTTTGTATTTTTGGACTCTAAGTTCATGTTTAAATCCTCCTCTTCATCTAAGTTCATCATAGGGTCTTGTTCTTCTTTTTCTTCATCTCCGGAGACCGGTGGTGGTATGTTCATTATATACAATATAAAAATATATTTATTTTACACTACTATTTCTAGAAATATACAACGTATGTGCCATATACTATATAAACCATATATAAACCATATATACAATTTCCCTATTTAGCTGCTTTTGCGGCGGCTGCTGGTTTTTTTACAATTTTTTTAACCTGTGGACCTACTCCTCCGGCTTGGATTTTTTCGCGTTTTGCCTTATAGCTGACATATTCCTTTTCAAACGCTTCCAGTTCGCTATACCACATTTTCTCTAAAGTAGTTGCCATTAGAACCGCCAAGTCTTTTTCGCATTGCGCCTTTTCCTTCAGTATTTGTTCTACGTTTTCTTGAGTCACTGAATCCATCGGCATTTTTACTAAATATTTATAATCGCCATCCAACATGTCAAACTTGCGCTCCGCCATAAGTTCCACAACTTGCACAGCAGTCTTACGGCGCAAATCTACTACGCCTTCCAGAGTCTCCACTATATACCTAGCGCGGTTAGACAGTTTAACCAATTTTCGCTGCATTTCTTCCACCAAGTTCGCCTTGCGTTTGCCATATATCTCCATACGCACTCCATAGAAGTCGTCAATGATTTCTTCTACTGTCATGTATTTATGCAATTTGCACTGAGCATTGAACATGTGCATATTAGTAGTGCTGATAGTGGTGCTCAATTTCAATAATTTCTCCACCCCATTAATGCCAGTGGATTCTATAGCATTTTCTAACTCCACGAGTTTGCCCCGGGGGAACTGCACAACAATATCCACCGCGACTTCCGTGCATAACGAAGTGAAATCTTTGATGGACGGCGCGATTTTCTTTCCGGCTTTATCTACACCTCCGTCCATTAGCCCTTCAAGCATTGTTATATAGGGCATTGTCCAGGTTCCCACAGGCAATTCAGTTATACGCACCTTGTCGTCGCCTAATCTTTCATATGAACCACGAACCAGATACTTTTGGTCGCCACACTTACGAATGGTTCCTTTGAAGCCTTGATAGTATGGAACAAAATCAATAGAGTCAGTTGAAATACCGTTGAGTTTATTTTTCAGATATGTCAAAATATCGGCAGGGTTGTAGGCCGGAATGGAGCACGAAAATCCAGTTCCGATTCCGGAAATACCATTGACTAGTGCAAATGGTAATACTGGCGCGTAGAACTCCGGCTCCACAACAGTTCCATCGTCATTTAGGTATGACAAGACAGCGTCGTCTGTTTCAGGGAACAGTGTCCGCGTCAATGGATTCAACATAGTGAAGATATATCTCTCTGATGCACTATCATCGCCGCCGTGCAACCGGGTGCCAAATTGACCATTGGGTTCAAGTAGATTGATATTGTTGGAGCCGACGAAAGTTTGTGCCATAGCGACTATAGCTCCATTTAGAGAAGCTTCGCCGTGATGATAAGCACTGTGTTCTGAGACATATCCACTGAATTGGGCGACTTTGACTTCTGAGTTTAGCCGACGTTTGAATGCAGAAAATATGATTTTGCGCAATGAAATCTTGAGACCATCTACCATGTTCGGAATAGACCTGGCGCAATCGTATGTGCTAAAATGGATGAGCTCGTTATTCATAAAATCCTCGTATTTCACTGAGGGATGCGATGTATCTAAGTAGGCTTCCTTATCGTAGTCTTCCAACCATGCCTTTCGGTCGTCTGCGCGCTTTTTATTGAATATTTTATCAATACTATCATCGCTTGCTTGACCATTGTATTCAAAATCCACGATTTTCTTATTGGCGAAATATTCCTTGAACTCAGCCGATGTAGATGTTCCTAAACCTTTGAAATACTTGATTGTCCAACCATGCGGACCCTGTTCGCCAAATGTATGCTTCCATGTTTCATACTCGCCGTCATTGTAAAACACGAGTGTCTGTGGACCCTTTTTAGCGCGTAAGATGGGGGTATTCATAAAGGAAATAAATCCGGGAATATGAACAAGTGAAGTCCATTCCGAATGAAAGAGATTGATACAAAGACCTTTGATATGAGACCCATCTAAATCTTGGTCAGTCATAACCATGATTTTACCATATCGCAGATATTGATGGACTTCCTCAATAGTTGTATATTCGCGTCCGCTTTCCAATCCCAGGATTTTCTTAATATCCGTTATTTCCTTGTTTTCGGCGATTTTTTTGAGTTGTTCGCCGCGAACATTTAGGAGTTTTCCTTTCAGTGGATAAATACCAATTGTATTGCGGTCATCCGACGACAGACCGGAAACAATACCAGACATAGCGCTCAATCCCTCACATAAAATGAGGATGCAGTCTTTGGATTGTGGGCCTCCACTGTTATTGGCATCAATGAAGTTGGCAATACCGCGAATGGTCTTTGTCTTAGAGCCATCGGTTGTCTTTTTCGCAATCCGGGCTTCCTTAGCCTCTGTCAGAGAACAGGCCATATCCATGACACCCATTTTAGCGACTTTTTCAATGAATCCGTCGCTAACTGTGCAACTAGAACCGAACTTGGACGATGGAGTATTCATATAGTCTTTTGTCTGACTATCAAATGATGGATTTTCCACGTCGCATCTCAAGAACAGGACGATTTGTTCTTTTATGGCATTGGCATTGACCTTGATTTTTTTCTTTTTCTCAATATAGTCACATAACTTGCGGATGATTTGACCAGTTATATATTCCACATGTTTACCGCCTTTGAAAGTGCAAATGCCATTTACAAATGAGACTTGTATGAACTCGTGAGTGGGCGAAAGCGCAATCGCATATTCCCATCGGTCATCGGCCTGTTCATACACTCGTTTTGCCTCATCTCCCTCTGTTTTTGCACCGATATATAGGTCAATGTATTGCTGGAAGTTTTTGATTGGCAGGGTTGTGCCATTTAGACCGATTTTGATTTTCTTGATAGAATGGTCAGTAACTGCACCGATGTCATATACGCGTTTCCGAAGGAGTGCCAACATGTCGGGAGTTAAACCAGTAATACCTAATCTGGTGTAATCGGGCTTGAATGTAACCTTGGTGTATGGTCTGGCTGAAGAAACTTTTGTGATAACAGGCGGCTTGATTACATCCAAGTTATTGCTAAACTCCTGAACATATTTGAGGCCACGTGTATGGTCTACGGTTTCCACCATTCCATATGTAGACCAAATGAGCACCAACTTGAAACCAAAACCGTTTTTACCACCAACGATTTTCTTTTCATCCTTGTTATAGTTGGTGGATGTACGCAGATGGCCGAAAATCATCTCCGGAATCCAAATGTCATATTCAGGATGTTTAGCTATATCAATTCCATTGCCATCGTTCGCCAAAGTAATTGTTCCGTCCTCTGCGATTGTGATATCAATATAGCTGACAAATTTTTTATCTAGACTGGCTGACTGAATCATCCGGATAACATGATCGCGGCAATTTACTATACCTTCATCAAAGAGCTTATATAGCCCTGGAATATAATTGATGGTTTTCAGTGTTATGCGGTTTGTAGTATCGTCATATACCCACATTTCAGCATCTACATTTTCAACAGACCCAATATATGTATCTGGATTGTCCAGAATATGTTGTTTATCTGTTTTTCTTTGATATTGTTGAGCAAGTGCGGCGTTGTTTGAAGTAGACATTTTATTAGTTAACGATTTGATTAAGTTATTGGGTTGAATAATAAGTCGGGGTTGGATATCTGTAATATTAATAAAGTGTTGTCTTTGTTTCAATTTTCTAAATATATTTATCAACCCCGAATATTTAGAAAAATCAATCATAAAAATTACATAATAGAATCCACACTTAGAATCCAAATAAAATACCGATATTATATATAGCATGACTGAGGATGAACTCCGACAAAAAATACGTCAAAATGACATAGACTACAATGCTGCATTGGAAAAGTATGAATACAAACAGGCAATTTCAATATTACGTAAAAAACAAGCCAATTATGAGCAACTAAAGCGACTCCTGATAAGTTATGACGAAGATTTTTACAATCAACTAATTGGCAATGTCCATTCCAATATTGTTTTATTGGAAAAGCATGTTAACCCCAATTACAGTGAAAATAATAAGACACATAAGAGAAAACATCGCTCAGGAAAGCACAACAAGCGAGGCGGAAAGTCAAGTAAGAATCGCAAGCAATAATATTATATGTAGTCTAGTAAAATCATACAATAAAATAATTCAGTATAGTATATGAGCGACGTAAATCCAAAAATAACTTATTGTGTAAACAACCATCCATCAAATTCATCAAAAACAGTAGCAACTTGTTCTTCAGTTCAATACAATAAATTAAATACAGGGGGCAATAATCCATCTATTTCTAAAAGAATGTTATACGCACAAACGGTTAGGTCAAATACATATCAAACTGGTTTTTTAAAACCAAACGCATAAATATATACAAACCATGCTAGCAATGGTCCATAGCGTATTCTATAGCACAATCTAGTCGTTTATCATCGTAATATTCGTCATTTATTTCTTTTATTGATTCTATAACAGCATCGCGAATATTTCTGAGACATTCTATCAATTTGGTTTTGTCGCTATTTGTATCAGCGGCATCTTTTGCGGTCAGCTCGCTGTCAACTGCCACCGATGCAATTACTTTAGCCGAAATACTACTGGCTAAATATACAGTTTGTCTGTCTTCTTTTGGATGCTCTATGTGCAGATTTACTATGTTATATGGGGTTTCATATGAATATTTAGTGTAGCAAATGATTTCGCCATCTCGTTGATATGAAGACATAGCGAATCGGTATTTTACAGTATTATCGGAGTATTGTTCTTCTATATATTTTTCTAAATTATTTCCATATTGCATATAAAACTCTGAATCAAAATATGGGCTAGCAAAATATACACAATAGTAATCGGTGTATTCTCCGCCTAAATTGGATATAGAGTTCATGTCATCCGATTTAGGCATATCGGCAATTTTAAGTGATAAATAATAAGGGGGGCGGTATAGAGACATTGTAATAAGTGTGGAGTTTAATTGGGTGGGGTAGTGGTAGTTAGGTTAATAATATATTGAAAAGTAATACAATACTATTACTAAATGTACAATTCAATTTTCTGCATGCATGATTATTCTGCATAATTATATGTATTTATTCATATAATTTAGCCATTTTTATATAGGGAATATTTTTATATAAATATTATATATACGATGAAACGACCAGTTCGTAATGCAAATGGAAATTATGTTGTAGCCGGTAAAACCTACAAGGAACTATTTGGGTCTAGAGCTCAAGTTCACAATGGCACTGCGTACAAAACCACCGGAGGTCTTACTAAAAAGGATTTAGTAATGAATAAGTGGGGACGCATTGTAAGTGAAAAAAAGCACAAGACTGCTAAGAGAGAGAAACGTCTACAGAAGTTTGGATATTACACTAAGAAGGGAAAATTCGGCGCAGTAAAGCGCGCTAGTTCTCGCAAAAACAAATCAAGAAAGGGAGGTGCGGATATGAGTTCAGCGGCGGCCCCCTATCAATCTGACCCAGTTGACCAACAACAAAAACTCACTACAGTAAACAAAAGTGTAGACCGAATTGATACCGGTAAATAAACGCGAATAATATATATATTATGTGTCTACAATATATATGTTACAGGAAGCACAATTCAAAAGACTATTGTATTTTTTAGTATTTTTTAAATTCATATTTTTGATATTCTATAACTTGAATATTTATGGTATGTTATTCAATCATACAGTATATGAAAATACGCTTAAGTGGGTTGTGATTATGGAAGCGATTTTTCTGGTTGCAATGTCTATAGTATTATTATATAGATTTAATAAAGATGTTATACAAGTGGATATAGAAGAACGGTTCTTGATATGGACGTTGACTTTTTTCATTTTTACTGATAGTATAATAAAGTTATTTAACACTGAATGGTATTAGTGTCTGGTCGTATGGATTAAAAATCCACTTTTATTCAAACTCTTGCAAAGTTCGTTCTCCAGAGTTTTCGCGATATCTTCGCATAATATAAAAACAGATTATAGAATATAATCCGCAAATCTGGCATATACGCATTTCTCAAAATATGATTTACTGACAACGAGCGATTGTTTAGACCGCGGACAATTTTGACAATAAAACCGATAAGCATCGTATATTGAAATTCTAGTATTTTCATCCATGTTTGTTCTTATATTATTTTCTAGAAACGTCTCCATGACGGTTTGCACATCCATTTGTTTGTCCCATAGAGAACAATGAATCTTGTATATGTATTTATCTTGGTCTATTTCTATATTTGGATAAAAATAGTCTATTAAATCTAACAATTGCGAATGACTAAATGATGAAACGGTTTCGCCTTGATTTTCGCACCACAATTTAAATAAAATACTCAATTCATCTATTTCAAAATCATGTTCTATATCATCGTCTTGTATAGTAATAGTGTCTTCCCAAAAAGAAATAAACTTTTGTATAGCGGGTAGATGTTTGCTGAAAATACCCATAAAACTGTCTATTTCGGGTCTATAATGTTCTGCCAATTTTTGTGTGAAAATAGTTTTGAGGGCTTGTTGAAATAAAATAGCGGGCAGATTTTTGGATTCTAAGAAATACTTCCATAAATACTGCATATTTTTCCATGTTATTTGTCCGGTTATATTTTTCGTATCAATTTCGTCCGCGTTGGCATATACAATCTGCGGCGACTCCTCGTTCAGTATAACCCGGTTCGCTCTGGAGGTATGTCTCTGGTTTTTCTGTAAATATTCAGATATAAAATGGTCAACAATAATACTAGGTTCATTGCGATTCAAATAAAACACGGATTGACAAAGAGGTTCGTCGTTGGTGTGTAATAGAAAATCATCCGAACAATCAAATCGCATTGAGTAATGGCATGCAACACATAAAATATCAAGTGCCCACGTCATTAAAAGTGGTTTCCATATTGCTTCATTTTTGATAATATCATTTATTTTGAGTATGCGTGAATGTTGGTAGCTGTGTTCATGATATTTATGCTTTATGGTTTGACATAGGTTTGTTCCTAAAAATCCTTGACACAATGCATTGAGTTCCCGGATAAAATGTTTGGCGTTTGAATGCATAAAGTGAATCAAATGAGTATTTTTTTTAAATATATTGTCGCCTATAATAGTGAGAAAATACTTGGCCTCAGTGCGGGTTGCAAATATAGTAGGATGCAATACCGATAACACATTTTGTATAGTATAAGATTCAGGAACAGATTTCAGGAGATTGTTCTCCTTTATTCGTTTCATGATGTAAACTTTGGTGCGTTGTTTCCAACACATCAATTGTCTGTCTTTTGTTATAAGTGTCAATATTTGGTGTAATATGTCATCTTCATTGAAAATGCGGTAGTGTTTTCCATCATAGTGGTAAAATATTTCGGTTGTAGGAATATAAAAATATTGATTTTTTGCAATAAACTCGGTTATAAATGCTTGTTGTTCCATGGTTAGTTCTTCTATACGACTTACTCGTTGTTCATGGGTTTTGAACACTACTTCCAATTGATTTGGTAATTGTTGGCATATATAATTGTATGTCCGCTCTAGCATATAAGGATTGTTGCCATATTTAGAAAATAAACTGTCTACAATATTATGCGCATCCGCGATTTTTTGTGTAATTTGGTTGTCAGAAACTGAGCTCATTATATGTATAAATACATATAGTATTTGTATGTTTATATGGTTTTATGGTTTATATGCAAACTGGTTCATTCAATTAGCTGTGAACAAACCCATAAAACATTGGCTAGTTTGAATAGATTTACAAGTAAAAATACAATAGTTCAATATTCATATTATTAGTTTTTGAAAAAAATATTTGAAAAAATATAAAAAGTATTTCATAATATATACCATATATGTTTGTTTCTTGTCCTCATTGTAATACTACGATTGAAATTATTGAACTCAATTGTCGTATTTTTAGGTGCGGTATATTGAAATCAACTGGACAGCAAATAGACCCGCATTTGCCAAAAGAACATTGCGAGCGTTTAGTTGAGAAAGGTGAAATATATGGTTGCGGAAAACCGTTCAAAGTAGATACGCAACCTGACGGTAATTTAGTGTGTTATGATTGTGGATACATATAGCGTATTATTGTACCACACTATCCGGCTGTGTTCCGGTTTCATTTATCATATTCATTTTTGGACAAGACCATGGTCCGTCTAAATTGGTGGGATTATCCGGTTGGGCATAAAACAAGTCCTTCTCAAATATGGTATTACACCCATTGCATTGACATTGTGTATCATTTATAATGAAAAATCTTCCGGCAATATTTGGCATTGCCCCGGTTGTTTTGCAAATAGGACAATGATAGTTGCATACTTTTGTTTGTTGTGAAAAAAGGGCGCCCATTATTGGTGGTATATTTATTATAAATACAGTAGTGAAATATTTATATCATTACTGTAAATATTATTTGATATCAGCTCATATTGATTTTTATTCATGCAACTAGCCTACATTAGATACTAACCACACTCTTAATTGCACTAGGTGTCATATACTCACTATTACTATCTACTATTGACGCCTTCAAATGTTTAGCTATAACCGCATTTGTCTGGAAAACATCAGTTGCAGGAACCACTGCAAACCATTGGAACTTGGGTCGGCGCAATATTTCGTCCGCTGGAATATAAATACCATAGGGCGATTTCACTAAATCCAAGTAGTTCTCCTCCATGAGTTCTTCCAATAAAATGGGGGAACCGGTCCGTGTTTTAATACCAATTTGTTCTCCTCCAATAACCATAATTTTACCCTTTTGAACAGCATCCAGACACCAATGAGATGTATCGCCATTAAATTGAGGTTCGCTACTGAAATGTGGGGACATATTACGTGTTTTCAAATATTCAATGAGTTCTTTTATGGTTTCATCGTTCTTTTTCGCCCCCATAAAACATACCCCGGGGATAAAAAGTGGCTTTGCACCATTGTCTTTCACTGGAGATACCGTGCGATTTATTTTTTCACATACGAATGGTTTTTTTTCAGCTACTGTATCTTGCCACAAAGGCTTTAGCGATTTTGTGCATAAAAACGAATTGGGGACAACAATTCCACCATAGTAATATACCAATTTAAGCATACCGAGTTCTCTGTAATACGACTTATTGGGCTCTGCAATATTAGGTAAATCTATATCCCATGATGGAATCAATTTACTAAATGTGTCATCATCTATGAGACAGATATTAAAATCTTTACCACAGTGATTAATTATTGTTTTTATCGTCAAATGTAGATATGGCTGATTTAAATCGGTAGAAGTTCGCGATTGAAAGCTTTTCCAATGTCTAGAATTGACCTCGTATTTAGAATGTATCCACAATTTGGGTTTATTGAAACCATATAGTGGAGAATCATTTAGCAAATATTTGCGAATAAGATCATATTCATCGTTATTTGTAAATGGTTGTTTCATATTCGTTCCTATGTAGGACACTATAGCAATAACACTAAAGGCCAATAAATAATTTGTACTTGATGAACTAAACATTCCTCTTCTGATATATACTAATAAATTATATTATTTACAAAAAACTTAGGCGAAATATACAAAATAATCAATATTATATTGCGACTTTTCATATTTCATTTTTGAGCCATACATGACGTTATTACTTTTACATATTTGTCTTATAACAGTCGCAAACGATTTATATGAGAACTCACGGGTTGCATAATAAGCTTTAGATGAATGATAATATTCTAACATCGTTTTGCAAAACTCTTCGTGATAATTATTATATAGGAGAACTTTGAATGCATTAGCATCTACTAAATAATATTTATCCGTTTTTAGACAGATTTTGTCCAACAAGTTCATTAATAATTCTATAGGAACTTGTTTCCGAAATAACTGATGCAACATTATGTATAATATTATCATAAAAAATATATTGCCATTTTTACAAATCAGTATTTCATATTTTAGTTTTTATTTTAGGAGAACCTTGTAAATATTGTTCGTGAATAATGCCAATTCAATACTATCTTCATGCACATTGTGAAATATAGTTATATAGTTGCAAATTACGGGAATAATATGATATTTTTCATCTTCATTTAGCGATTCAGTGGTTTTCACAAAATTAAAAAAGTAATCCAAAATGTCTATAACTGAATATCCATAGTCATGTATAGAGTATAATATATGTATTGCTTCGGTTATTTGACCGGTTTTAAGATGCGTTATGTATTTTTCAAAATAATTGACCGAAATTATATTGCATAGTTTTTTGCAATTTTCCAAATCTAAATGTGTTGCATCCGGAGAACTTACATAAATATATATTTTTTCTAAATAATTGATTAAATTGCGTATAGAATTATTAGATATTTGAATAATATATGATTTTATGTCTTCACTTAATACTAAGTTCTCCTGTTGGATAATTTTGTCCATTATTATTTGAAAATGTGTTTTAGTAGGTGGCTCTAAAGTAATAATGTGAGTCCTAGATTGAATACTTTCTATTACTTTTTGAATGTTCGTGCAAACTGAAATAAAATTGACATTGTTCTTATATTTATCAATATAGTTGCGAAATACTTGCTGACTTTGTTCATTAATCATGTCTATATCATCAATAATTAGCAGTTTTTTCTTTCCAAAAATAGTACTACTTGACCGACAAAACGTTTTCATTTCATTTCGGAAATAATTAATACCCTGTTCTTTTAAATTATTAATATGGAGGATATTGTTTTCGGGGAAAGTGGAATCTTTAGACAAACCGTAATATTGCCGAATGATTGCATATAATAAAGTTGTTTTCCCTGAACTCGGATTTCCAACAAAGAGAACATTTAGATTGTCTATTTCAAACAAAGTATTTAGGACAAATTGGAAGTTTTCATCGGTATAAAAATCCGATATGTAATATGGCTTGTATTTAGATATAAATGTATTGATTGAACTAGTTATATCCACCATTTATGGTTTATGAAATATATTATAAAACCCAGCCAAATAGTATTTATATTAATTTAGCAAATAAATATAAATATAGTCATTTAGATTTATTATTCATTTGAACGATGGACGGGAAATCGTATTATGAAATATTAGGTGTTCCAAAAACTGCGTCAGAAACAGAAATAAAAAAGGCATATCGCACTCTTTCGTTGCAATATCATCCAGACCGTAATAAAACTCCCGAGGCAAACACGATATCGTCAAAAATCAATGAAGCATATGAGACATTAAGTGATTCGCAAAAACGCAAACAATATGATTTAGGCGCAAGCGGGTTTCCGTTTCCGATGGACCCCGGGAGCGGAGGCTTTGATGAAATGGGAGATTTAGGTAATATTTTCAATATGATGTTTGGCGGGGCTTTTCACCCGGGTGGGATGGCTGGCGGCACACCTCATATACGTGTATTTCACGGCGGTCCTGGAATCCATCGTATGAATAGTCAAATCCCCCCTGGCATGGACCCTTTTAGTAATATTTTTGCCAATATGCAAAAACCGCCGCCAATTATAAAGAGTATTCGTATAACAATTGAACAGGCTTATTTAGGATGTTCTCTTCCTATTGAAGTTGAAAGATGGGTCGTGCAAAATGACATGAAACATCACGAGTTTGAAACCATATATGTTCCAATTCACCGAGGTATAGACGAAAATGAGTTTATTATATTGCGGGAAAAGGGTAATATAGCATCTGATACATTGAAGGGGGACATTAAAATAACGATTCAAATAGATAATTCATCGGTGTTTAAACGCCATGGGTTGGATTTGATTTATACGAAAACACTTACACTAAAAGAAGCATTGTGTGGATTTATTATAGAACTTATACATTTAAGTGGCAAGAAATTGACGCTATCCAATAATACAAATCGCACCATTATTTCGCCCAATTCAAAAAAAGTAATTGGCGAGTTTGGTATGGTGAGGGAAAATATGGTGGGAAATCTTATTATTGAGTTTGTTATACAATTCCCCGAAAAAATAACGGATGAACAAGTAAAATTGCTTTCCGAGATTCTATAAATACAATAGAAATATCCTCATTTATGACATTTCCATTATCATTATACTAACATGTTTTCACGTCAACCGGCGTATCATAAAACTTATACAATACTTGATAATTATGGAGTATTTTATCCGCATTTTTTACTTCATTTAATACAAACATGCCTTTTCCTGGCATCGTATTATTATTATTGAAATAATATATGCACATATCGGTGTATAGACTATTTCGCGTGTCTAACCAATACGGATTTATAGGCGTATCATCAATAAGCAACAATGTATTTTGTTTTATTACAGGCATTAATGATTTATATTCAGCTAATCCGTGATTGCCTGCCGGGTGTGGATTATAAAAATCCAAATCATAACTATCTAAATATATTACATTCGCAATATCATGCGATTTTGACCAATTTGTAAAAAATGAAACACTGTCGTCGCAAATTAGTTGGGTTGCTGGACACATATTACCCTTATGGTTATCTACTAACGACCTATTTATGTCTACGGACCAAAAAAACCCTCCATATTTTCTTACATATTCATTGAATAAATATGTGCTATTTGTTCCAGCAGATGCTATACCAGATTCTAAAATATGTGGGTTTTTTACACCTTCCATTTCTTTGAATAACGTTTTGAATGTTAAATAATTCAGATGTTTGTGAATACCCGGTTTATTGGAAAACATTTCGTATGTATTCGCAGTTTCATCATATATTAAATTACCATCAAGTGTATTGAAATGAGCTTCTAGAAGTTCCATTGTATATTTATTTATTTTGTTAGTATTTAAGTCGTTTATAAACAATACTGTCTGTATAAACAATACATTATAATTACGACGAAATGCGCTTGGTTGCAATACTAGAATCCACTAAATAAATGGAGTTCTCAGTAATGATAATATATTCCGTGGCAACTTTATACATTTTAGAAATAGGACTGGTATATTCCTCTTCGCTTTTAACTAGCAATTTTTCTTGGTTGTCCTTGACACCAATAATGACACTTTTATCCAGAGAACTTGTCCAATAATCAAACATGATAGGCTTGTCTTCAACAATAGCCAATTTAGACGCGTGTTGTAATGTGTTTGTTTCAGGTAATCTATATCCATTAGGAGTGGTTGGTGCAGCGGCTGCTCCTGCAGCCGCACCTGTGGCAGAACTTACTGCGATTTTTGCATTAGAACTCGTAGCGCTCATTTACTATGAAATTATAAAATATTTAAATGTAAATACTTTAAATACTTATTTTCCTAAATATATTTGAATTAAAAACAATGTTTGCTAATGTTCTCTTATTCCCAAAATTAAACGCAAAATATTTTATACACCTTTGCAATATTTTATAAATACCCAAAGTATAGTTATCCTAAATGTTATCGGCCATAGAAATAACCGAAGGATTCGGTAAAATAATGACCGGATATTTACTGGTTATGGACCAGTCTGAAATAGTAAGGAAATCTAAATATATTGATACAATTTTGTATAATGGAGCCAATATTGTTATACATGTATTTACCATGCATGTATATTCAAATCAGTGTTTGGAGAACATATACAAACAATGTTGTTCGGCTTATGTGTGTTATTTGGAATATATAGAACAATTAGACAAAGCCAATTTAGCGAATAATTTGTATATCTCAGATATATCTATTTTTGTCTATAAATTGACTTTGGGAGAACTTACAAATAACGCGAATGAAAATGTGGATTTTTGCAATCAACCAATAATTGATTTAGTCGTAAAAACTTGGAATACTTTATTGGCCTGGAATAGTTCTATATCTTTTAATGCCCGGTTGGCAATTTGTGATATCCATTTGACTAAATATGCTAAATTGTTTCATAAAATTGCGGAATCGCAAGTTTTTCTGGATTATTTAGGAACAATTCAAGAAAAATGGACAATGGACGATAATGTATATTTCGCATTTTTAAATGAATACTATAGATGTCTATACAAGCTACATAACGCGAATCTATTGCCAGATTATTCACATGTATCTGAAAAGATATTGTTGTTTTGCATACAATATCATTTAGAAGATAAACCTACCGAAGAGAACATACGCAGTATTGTTAAACGATTAGTTGTATAGTTTATTATTTCTTACTACATGTCTTTCTACGACCACCCTTTTGCTTCTTGCTAGTCTTTCTCTTTCTGCTACCACCTTTAATTGGACCCATTTTAGCGGCATGTTGCATAGGGGCAGAACTAGCGGAAGCAGGAGCAGGAGCAGGACCAGCGCCTACTTTAGCGGCAGTATGTGCAACTGGTGGCAATGGAAGGTCTTTAGGCGTTCCTGGAGGATGTTGTTGTGGCGGAGTGTTGTTACCACCACTCATCCACTTCTCGCCTTTATTTTTACGCACTTTAGCGCGCATCATTGCATCTTTATAGCCAAGTCCTTCTTCTTTTTGCACATGTTTAACGAAATTAACCCAATCTTTTAAACTTTTGTTTACTTTGCGAACCATTTTGCTATTGGTATATATTTAGCAAACATTTTTTCCCATTAAAAAATAATTACGCTAAACTATTATAGGATTTTATAGGATTTATTGAAATATATATTTATTAGGGTTGAAATCAACACACCTAGACATTAATGCCTGGTTATATGGATTTTTAATCCATTTGACAATCATAATGCTAGATGTATGGTATGTCATGACTACGTGCATTATACCACACGCCTAGACATTAACATCTGACGCATAATAATTATTTGAAATCGTCACATTCTTCTTGCGCAATTTACTTTTTTTTGCTTTTACGACAGGTTCTTCACTCACCACGCTTATTTTTTCATATTCAGCTTTTAAAATGTTTTTGATAAAATCAAATATGAACAGTAAAATACGCTCCGAGCAATTCCCCACAATCAAACAACTGCCTGTCCGGAAAATCATGAATGATACTTCCGTATATTTTTTGTTGTCATCTAATTCACTCATTTTCATATTACGCTCATGTGCTAAAATACGTCCATTTTGCAAATCCACATCAAACCCTATGTCATTATTGAAATAAAACTTACATTTTACACCCGGATAGCTGCATGGGTCATATGCGGTTTCAATACCGTATTTATCCGAGCGTAATATGCTATACAATTTCTCGCGATTAATGTAAAATCCACAATTGAAATTGGAATTAATGAGAACATTGTCTTCCTGACTGTTTTCCAAAAACAACAATTCGGTTGAAATAAATGGCTGTAGTGTATCCAATATCATATTGCGCACAATGGCAAATAATTCGGAGTTTAATATACCAGGGATTTCCAATTTACCAGTATTAAACACCTTGACGTGTATTTCTTTGAACTCGTCGGCGTATTCAAACCGCAATATCATCGCAAAACAGTTATAGAATGCATTCTTTATTTTACCGCGACAATTCATGATATCTTTCTTAGAAATACCGACGGTTAGTTTTCGTTCGTCTTTGAACTTTAGGCGTCTTGCTTGCGGATTGTTTATCTGTTTAATGATATTTTCCGTATAATATGAAACGCCCTCCAATTTTTTGCGATATTCCAAATATTCCTCCTCCGTTTTTGCTACAAACTTCATCTGTTTTTTAACTACACCCATCATTGGACGCCAGTATTCAATAATTGGTATATTCCAAAAAACCGATTGGATATCAATAGGTTGATTTAGGAAAAGCACTTTAGTTTTTGTGGAAATATAGAGGTCGTCGCATTTAGGGGCGGTTTCAGTTTGCGAACCGGAAGAAGCCGCTGCAGCGGATGGTATAACGGCTTTAATGGACGACATAGCGGATGTTTTTGGTGCAGGTGTAGATATAGCCGAACCAAATATATTTGTAGAGCCTTGAGCGGCTAAAAAGCGCATCCATTCATCATCAACGGGTTTTGACATTATTTAGGAAAAGTGATTGATAAATTATTTGGTTATTAATGGACACCGTTTTCTTTTATATTGTTTCAATTTTATATTTCTTTTTAAAAATTATATGGATATACTACTATAGATATGACATCCACGTGTTCCCAAGCTACGATAGAGCGTAATATTATTCAATTTCCTAAAAAAACAGTTATAGTAAAAAATACACACACTTCTATAAATAATTCATCTATAAATTATGATGTATATCCAGCCGCCAGTAGGTTTGACCCAAATATATCAAGTTCTCCGCCAAATGTATTTGTGGCCATTTTAAAACAACGAATGGATATGTATTACTCTGGCGACAATAATATGGGATTGAATCGTGATAATAACATGGTACGCAATAGAACATTGTCTTGGGAACACAAATAATTTTTCGGTGGAGGAGTGGGATGAATGATTATCATATTGGTAAAATAATGCAGGGAATTATGAAATACTTGTATAATATGTACGCAGTTTGTAATAGAAATACTCTGTCAGGTTCTCTATAGGAACATCATAGTTATGTAAACATGCCTCCATTATATCAAGAAACTGAGTAGAAACAATCGGTGAACAATTCCGAATTATATGGTAAAAATAGGACTGTATAATTTGCCGTTTATCCATATTATATTGAATACTTATCTGGTGAATATAATCGGATATATTACTAATAGATGAACCGTCGGATTGTAATATATCATGCATTTTAGACCAAACCCCGGAATGAATAATAGAGCTTGTCCATTCTGTCAAGTTTTGGTTTAATTGCAAAAAATTAATCATACTTCGTATATCAGATTGATACATATTTTGTATAGCATCAATTACATGAGAACTTATTTCTAGGTTCTCCGATTTAGCAATATTTTGTATGAATTGGTCTATTTCTTTTTTAGGCAATTGATTGAACCGAATACAAATAAACTCATGTTGCAATGTTTCATCTATTTTACTTATATAGTTGCATATGAGACAAAATCGGACATTATTAGTGCAAGTTTGTAATAGAGTTTTCAATGCTTGTTGTGCGGTTTTTGTCATATAATCTACTTCGTCCAAAATGACAAATTTGAAACCGATTTCAAACAAGTTTTTGGATTTAACAAATTGATTTATCTGGTTTCGTATAATATCTATTCCGCGTTCATCGGAAGCATTTAGGTGAATAACCGTCCCTTTGCTTTTGCCATAGTATTTTTGTTGATATTCGTTTATGAGATTGATAATGGTAGTGGTTTTTCCGGTTCCCGGGGGGCCATAGAACATTAAATTGGGAAAATATCCGTTTTCTAGAATATTTCGGAAAAGTTGGCGGTTCATAGGGTCTAGCACAATGTCATCAAAATGGGTAGGTCGGTATTTTTCAACCCATGGTATAGTTGTTTTAGATTGTGTTGTCATGTTAATAGTATATTGTATATACAAGATACTGTTAGATAGTTTAGGCGAAAATATATTTTTTTCGCAAATAAACTATTGGAAAATTGAAATACAATTTAATATTTTTATATTACATCATATTATTCAAACCACTTAGTATTAATCCTAGCAACCACCTAACCCCCAAAATCAATAATAATGAATACTCAACAATTAAATACAATTATGCCACCTGAACCACCTTCGCCTGAAGACGAGTTTATACCAGGTGAGTTCAAATATATTAGCGATTGGTCTAGACCATATATAGTAGATGCATATCAGGTAATTTCGCGCAATGAATGGTGGAACTCATTCAAATCCGCTCTACAAAGTCGTGGAGTAAATAATCGCACCGGGTTTATATGGTCAGACGACACGCTATACAATGAAATAATGGATGCCATCGGAAATACATCAATCGGTGGAGGACATAGCGGAGCTAGTATAGCTGGCGTTATGAGGGCAATGGAGACTATCGCATTACATGGAGAGGCCGAATACCGAAGACAAATAATTGAATATGAAACATCCGAACGCCGCCGAGAATCAGAAGCGCAAGCCGCCGCCGAAGCATTACGACGTGCGAGAGAAGCAAGTGCTAGACAACGACAGGTTCAAGAAGTCGCCACTAGACTAAGGCGCATGGAGGATGACCGAAGACGCAATGAAATCAATTTGTTAAATCAGGCGGAAATATTGAGTCGCATTCAGGCGAGTATGTTGGCGTCTGATATAGCTCGTTCAGTTAATTCCGAATCAAACACAACATTAGAAGAGGATGATAATGAGCAACAATCCGCATAATTTTACATAAATCACTAAATATATTTGCCATATTCATATTTTATATAGCGTGTTTTGTCCATGTATTTATAATTATTTGTTTTTTTCGTTATTTCAAGATATTTCTACCATAAATCCGAATAAAATAGAAGTGCATATAACAAAATATGCCTTGTTTATATGCATTGTGTTTTTTACTAAAGATTCATTTGCAATAAATATTGCCTCAATATAATAAGACCTGGATATAACATGTGGTTCAGAACTATATAACCGAATTATACCATAAGTAAAAATCCAATATGCCAACATGCGTTTACACAATTTATTAGGTTCAGAGGATTCTTCTAAAGGTAATAAAAACATTGATAAATGTATATTTTGCAAAACCGGTATGTCTAATATTCCGAATACGTCCAATATAGACATGGCACATATAATGTCATACACGCCATTTAGTTTTACTAAATATAATAAAATCTTGTACAGTAAGTTCATTAAATAAGATAAATATTATATGCAGTAGTGTTTATATATTGTGTCATATGTCATATATGAAACCATATAAATAATTAGTCTAACTAAATATACAACTATTATAAAACACCATACAAATGAATACGAATAATTACCCCAATATATCTCAACCCACTGCATATTTAGGAATTGATTTTGGTCCTATGTTTTCCGGAAAAACAACCCGAATAGTGCAACAATATAAACGGTTCTCTTATATTGGTAAAAAAGTTGCTGTTATTAATTATGCTGATGATACCAGATATCACGACTCGCTATTATCTACCCATGATAAAATAATGATACCATGTATATTTGCCAGAACATTAAGAGAAGTAAAAGAAACTACCGATGCCGCCGATGTTATATTGATAAACGAAGGTCAGTTTTTTGAAGATATTTATGAGGCAGTATTGGAAATGGTGGAGACGCATCACAAGGTAGTGTATATATGTGGGTTGGATGGAGATTTCAAACGCAACAAGTTCGGTAGATTATTGGATTTAGTTCCATATTGTGATGAAATCGTTAAACATAGTTCTCTATGTGCCTATTGTAAAAACGGAACCCCGGGGATTTTTTCACACCGGATTTCAAATGAAACTTCGCAAGTAGTTATAGGAGTAGATAATTATGTTCCATTATGTAGGAGTTGCTATAACACTGCCAATATGAATTGTTGAGAACAATGATATTTATGTGGGTTATATATTGTAATCTGTATATCCAAACAATACGATAATGTGTATTTTATTGTTTTTTTAAACTATATAAAGTTTTTAGGTAGTTTAGTTTATAAATGGATAATTATACTGAAAAAAAGAAAAGAGGACGTAAGAAGAAGACTGAAGTTATTGAACCGGATAGTTTTAATATAACGGTTCAATCTGCAAACAATATTAATTCAGAAAATATACAAATGGAATTATATACAGCTCCTCAAGATGGAGGAGATATAGATGAACCGATAGAAACAGACGATGTTATTGCTGTAGGTGCAAAAAAAAGAGGGCGTAAACCTAAAGGTGGTAAATTGGTAGTAAAACAGCAAGAAACTGTAGTTCCACACAAAGTAGTTGCAAATGTAATATTACATTTGAAATGTTCTCTTAATGACTTGCATGAATATAATGATAAATTGAACAAACTAGTTACCGACCCGATGTCATATAATCCGAATATACCCCCGGCGATTATGACGTATAATGAAGACAAAACCAATTTTTCTAAATATGACCCTAATTCAGATGATGCCCAAAAAATAAAAGGTTCATCATCATATGCATATGAAAACAATTTTGCCGCCAATTCAGTATGTAGTGTTTGTATGGCAAAACCATCAGAATCTAGACAAAATGATTATATTGAAGAGGATACATCTAATATGAAGGAGATAAATATGAAATTGAAAAAATTAAAAATAAACTTGTATAAAAATAATTTGGGTGATAAAAAGTCGGCGTGTTTTTGGTGTACATATGAGTTTGATAATCATCCATGTTATATACCTAAATATGAGATGGACTCTACTGTATTTGGTTATGGTTCATTTTGCAGACCTGAGTGTGCAGTGGCTTTTCTCATGAAAGAAAATATAGATGATTCTACTAAGTTTGAGCGATATCATTTACTAAATCAAATATATAGCAAGGTATATGACTACAAAAAAAATATTAAACCGGCACCAAATCCTTTTTATTTATTAGAAAAATATTATGGTAATATGACTATACAGGAATATCGGAAAATGTTGAAAACAGAACATATGTTGCTGGTTATTGATAAACCATTGACACGTATATTACCCGAATTACATGAAGATAATGAAGATATCGTATTGAATATATACGGTGGTTCTAAAAGCACTTCAACTGTAAATAATGGAGTATATAAGGTGAAACGTCAAAGTGAGAAACAACAGGGACCGAGTAAATCTACTATTATGAGGGATAAGTTTGGATTATCTGCGGTTAGAGAATAAAATGAACAATTAGTTAACCATATAAAGGGTTTTCACAAAATACAGTATTCAAATATCAGCACTCTATATTCATGATAACAGTTCAATTAATGGGGGGATTGGGAAACCAATTATTTCAGATTTTCGCAACTATTTCATACGCATTTGAACATGGTCATCAATTTGTATTTCCATATAGCGATAGATTACTAGTGGGAAAAATCCGGCAAACGTATTGGCATAATTTTTTGACAAATCTCACTATATTTACTACGAAAAACCCGGTATGCAGGTTTTCAAACGATAATTTGAAGACGATTCCGGAAATAAAAGAATCGGGATTTCATTATACGAAAATACCCACAGTTTCTGTAAATAAGACGTTTTCATTGCATGGGTATTACCAGTCATACAAGTATTTTGAAGCATTCCAGGATAAAATAAATGCAATGATATTATTAACAAATCAGCAAAAGTCGGTTATACAAAAATATGCTAAATATTTGGATGGTATGCCGACAATTAGTATGCATTTTAGATTGGGAGATTATAAAGAAAAACAGCATTTTCATCCGATTATGCCTAAAGAATACTATGAATCCGCATTGATGTATATACTAAATATGAAATATTCATTAGATGCCCCGGTGCGGATATTGTATTTTTGCGAAAAAGAAGATAATGGTATAGTAGATGGGGTTATGGACTATATCAGTAAACAATTTGCACGGTATTCAGCATTGCAAATAGTGAAAGTGGAAGATGGCATTGAAGACTGGCAACAATTGCTATTAATGAGCTGTTGTAGCGACAATATTATTGCTAATAGTTCATTCAGTTGGTGGGGGGCATATTTTAATCAGAATAAGGATAAATGTGTTTGTTATCCAGGAACGTGGTTTGGTCCAGCTATGGGTCCAGTTAATTTGGACGATTTATTTCCGCCCACTTGGCATGTAATTGTATAGAGATATTTCATATATGCTCCAGAAAATTGATATTTTGAATAATATAAAGATATAGTATCATATATTATAAGCAACTTACTAATACTACCCTATACAAAACTTTAATTATAAACAATGTCTGCTAGTATCAAAGCCAAATCAAACGGTGCTATTGATTTTGTTGTAAAAAATATGAAGCGAGATTTTCGCAGGTCAATAAAAACATTGCAATCGGAAATGCGAAATTATCAGACGTATAAGGAGAGCTATGATTTCATGATGTTTTCACCTGTTGTGCAAAAGCTGCAGGAAGAAATCCGATTTCTAAATAGTCGTGTAGATGAATTGCAATATGCGAACCTACAATTAATGAACCAATTGAGTCGCGGGCAATCATCTAAAAAACGGCTAAATAAAGTTTCTGAACTCCGCAAAAAAAAGGTTCCTCTATCAACTGAGGATGAATATTTCCAGGAAAGCATTGACGAACATAGTTTGAATATATCAGACGGCGTATCTGACGGAGTGCCAGAATGTTCGGAAGAACATATTGTATATGAATTGGTTGAAGAAATTGATAACATAATTACAGAATCCGAAGAAGTTGAATCATCAGATGTAGAGGAGGATGAGGAAGCAGCCGAAGCAGTAGAGGAGGAAGCAGCAGAGGAAGCAGCCGAAGCAGTAGAGGAGGAAGAGGCAGAGGAGGAAGCAGCCGAAGCAGTAGAGGAGGAAGAGGCAGAGGAGGAAGCAGCCGAAGCAGTAGAGGAGGAAGAGGAAGAGGAGGAGGAAGAGGAAGAGGAAGAGGAAGAGGAAGAGGAAGAGGAAGCAGCCGAATCAGTAGAGGAGGAAATAGAGGAAGCCGAAGCAGTAGAGGAGGAAGAGGAAGAGGCAGAGGAGGAAGAAGAGGAAGAAGAGGAAGAAGCAGAGGAAGCAGAAGAGGAAGAAGCAGAGGAGGAAGAAGCAGAGGAGGAAGAGGAGGAAGTATATGAAGTGAAAATCAACGGTAAGGCATATTTCACAACAAATGAAAAATCAGGAGTCATATATGCGATGGACGCAGATGGTGATGTAGGAGACGAAGTTGGTTCATATGTAAATGGAGTTCCTACTTTTGCTAAATAAATACTATATATTACATGCTATATATTACATGCTATATACACCATAAAACAGATATCAGACATCAATACACTATTATATACATATTACTAAAAAATATAAAAATATTTTTTATTAACTAGTAAATGGAACCCCAAATTGAAGAAAATATTACAGAAAAATACCCAAATCTACATTTTGGAGAAATAACCGTGCAATATGAAGAACATTGGATACACCAAACAATGCGTTATTTTAATTATGAAACCGAAATAGATGCATCTACGAATGTAATTATTTTATATCATGATACAAACGATATAATGTCATTGAATGATGTTGCACACGATAAAAATATTTTATACCCCGATTCACATTGTATTATACCATACTCTATAAATATATGTTCTGATTTATCAAAAAAAATAAAACTATACAATCGTATTCCAATTATGATAAATGGTAAAATGACTTTATCCGGAGTTGTTGACATTTACAACACAAAATACAAAACTTATGTTTTAGATCCATCAAAATATAATTGCATTTATTATGTTATAGATACACATTATAAAGATTTAGAACGCGTAGTTTTTTCTATATTGAAACGAAAATATGGAATAGATAGTTGCCGTTTTTTATTTTCGTATGACCCGGAGTTTATTACAAAGTCGCAAGCGGCGAATATAATACGTAAAATATTGTATAAGCAATAACCTATATAAAATAACTGATATAAATACTAAGCATATAATCATATAATATGACTGATAGGGTTGAACAGTTACAAAATATACAATCTACTGCATTAGAATTATTCAAAAAGAAAAATGCTGATTATGGAGATGCATTTGCTAAATATGGGTTGATAGGAGTATTGATGCGTATAGAAGATAAAATCCAACGTGGTCTATCAATTAGTAAAACTGGAGTGGTTTTGGTATCTGATGAAGGATTGAAAGATACGTTATTGGATTTACATAATTATGCAGCCATGGCATTGATGCTATTGGCAGAATGTGATGAGGATACATAATGACTGGTCGTATGGATTAAAAATCCATATGATCAGCATGATACTAGGTGTGTGGTATGTGATGCCCGAGGGCATCATACCATACCCCTAGACAATAAGTTTATTAGTAGACTAATAGATGTATTGCGCTCTTTTTTTAGTATATTTTTGCTTACTAGATCTAGATGATCTAGTACGTCTTTTTCCACCTTCCGCTTTAATTTCTTTAGCATTTTTGTGTTTGTGAGCACTTAATACGGATTCAAGCTCTTCTTTTTGTTCTTGTGCATGTTTAGCTCTTTCTTCTTTAGCTTTTTTGATGCTAAATGGTTTTTCTTTATTTTTGCTTGGACTAAACGATTTTTGTTCATCCATCAATTCTTCAAATCGCTGAGTAAGTTCGTCGTCTAAATATTGACATTTTATTTCGGATTGATTTTTTGAATTAAGTTCGCCTTCAATTACACTCATTTGCAGATATATTTCATATTCATTACCCCAGGTAGATGATTTTAAAGCTGTAACGGAAACATCATATACATGATTTGGGTCTTCATCAAACCTCGTTTTTTCATCTGCATTTATTAATGCTGTCATAGGTATAACTACTTGGTCATAAAAGTCATTACTTTCGTTTTTGAAATACTTTTCCATCAGTTTTGCCAATCTGGGATTTAGCGAATATGCATCATATTTCAAAAAACTATCATTTATAAACTCAATCATCTTTTTGAAGTTTGCATATTTTTCTTTATTTAATTCTTCCATGAGCATTGTTGTAAAACTGTCTTTTGGGTCTAGATTCTTTTCATATTCTACAGGAATACCAGTAGCAGGGTCTTTGAAAAAATCTTTTTGTAATTGTGTTAAAAACTTTATTTGATTAGATATTTTGATTGTTTGTGCCAATTTGTCCCCAATAGCTCTAGGAATAGATACTTTACCGGATGCAATCAACTTATCAAATGCTTCTTTTATACGCCCAGTTATATCAAGTATTTGGTCAGGAGTTGGATTTGTAGTTGCAATACTTTCTAATTTAATTAGCTGGTCTATTATAGCATCTATTTCAATATCAAGTTCTGTATATATTCCACTTAGTTCGGTACTCCTTCTTAAGTCTTGATAACGGTTATATCTTACAATAACTGATTTGAATATTTCTTGTTGCATTTCCATTATTGTATCATCATTGTCTTCTTTTATAGTATTTATATCCACTTCAGGATTGTCGGTTTCGCCATTAAATACAAATATTTTTTCTGTCGGGGCTCTCAATTCTGCAAGTTCATTGTCAATTGCCATATTTTCAGCATTAAGTTTATCTATTTTTTCATCTAGAACTTTTAAATATGCTTTGGCTCTGGTATATCTTTCATCTAGCTCAGTTAAAAATGCATCTAGCGACGAACGGCGTATTTTACCAAATTGAATACGCGTATAGTTGACATCATTTATAATGATATCATTTGTATTACCTGGAATAGTATTAAATATACCACGTTGTAAAATATTTTCAATATTAGCTTCCGGTGGCACAGGTCTACGCGGAACATTTCTATTAATATTACCATTGTCCATTGCTTCTTTTAAGTTTGTGATATACTGTTCTACATTGTTTTTTCCAAAAACCCAATCTATATTTGGGTTTGTATAACCATTGGTAAGTCTGTCTATTTCAGTTGTTTTGTCTCGGTGTTGTCTTTCTAAATCTAGTATTTTTGGCTGTTTATCAAGACTATTATATCTTGTATGTATTACAAATAAATCACGAACACCTTTAGAATATTTAAAATCAAACCTTTCTTTGAATCTAACAAATTGAGTTATAAGATTTGATTGTGATTTTTTCACATGCGTATCAATAAAATAATCAACCATATAACCAAGTTCTGTATCAAATCGTGTTTTATTAGCTAGCAATGTAGGTCTAGTTGCAGGATCATTTGATGTTGATACATCATTATATTTAACAGATTTCCTTTCGCCGGTTGCATCAGGTGGGCCTGAAATAGAAATATATTTAGTTATGATATCGGTCATATCTTTCTTAAGATCATCTGGGTTGTATGTGCGTTTTTGTTGTGCCAATAATTCTCTGTCAGCTACAGTAATTAACAAATCACCATAACCTTTTTTAGGAGCACCAGGAAGAGCACCAGGAGCACCAGGAGGGGCTGGAGGAGCACCAGGAGGAGCACCAGGAGGGGCAGGAGGAGCACCAGGAGGAGCACCAGGAGGAGCACCAGGAGGGGCAGGAGGAGCACCAGGAGGGGCAGGAGGAGCACCAGGAGGAGCACCAGGAAGAGCACCAGGAGGAGCACCAGGAAGAGCAGCAGGAGGAGCACCAG